TTAATCTCTAGGACAGCACGACCTTTAGCGTCTGCTACAACTCCATCGGCATGACCCAAGATGTGATGTTCTTCATCGTAGATAGCAACTTCGGCTTCTTCTAACACTCCAGCCATCATCAACCAGTGTTGCCATTTGTTATGAATGTCATGTCCTGTTTGAAAAATGTTTAAAGTAGTGAACTGAGGTACGGAAGTTACATCTTCTGTATAACCTTTGGCTTTATACCAAGTTGAACGAGGACACCAATCTTTCTTACAAATCTCACTTGGATGAAAGTGCTCTGTGTCCCGTTCTTCAGACGACAAGATGTTGTTCTCAAGAGCATACTGATATACAGGTTGCTTTAAGCGACCCTGTGTCTTAATTACTTGTTGCATAGCAACTGCGCCTAGTTCAGCCATGTGGCTCCGAAATCATTATAAAATCATCCTCAGTAAGGATGATATACCGATTGCCACCCAAGTCAAACTGAAGGACAGGAATGCGATCTTCCAATATTGCACGTTCGTTCAACTCCTTTAAGTCTGTAAATTTAATTGAATACGACTTCTTATTATCTGTAAACTTATTCTCAATAAGGTATTCATGTGTTCGTACATCATTTTTACGAACCCATCCACTGCCTGAGCCAGCATTACGGCTTCCCTTGTAGCGGTCTGCTGTGCGTCGCTCTTGTTTCTTAGAGCGCTTCATAATGCTTCGCTGCTTATCAGCGTCTGAACCAAATATCACGAAGGCATCTCAATGTTGAACTTCTTGAATACAGCCTCACGAATTTTTGCTTGAAGGTCAAGGTCTTCACGAACTGCCTGTAGAACCCCATCCTTACCCTGCCACTTCTGGTCTCCATAGGAGTAGTAAGCACCTGCACGAGTAATCAGTTCTGATGAGATAGCGATGTTCACAATGTCTTTTACAGTGTCAAAGTCACCAAATTGAAAACCTTGTGAGTCTGCAAAATAGAAGTCAACTACTGCTACTTGTTGTGGACGGTAAGTCTTGTTCTTCATGGTACGAGCCTTGATGGTTTGACCCACAGTCTCATCCTTGGCTTTAATCCATTCGTCACGTTTTACTTCAACACGACAGAAGTAGTGGAAGTTCTTAGCCTTACCACCTGGGGTTGTACGGTTGTCTCCCCACATGACGCCAATCTTCTCACGCCATTGGTTAATAATAAGTCCAGTGCATCCACGGTCTTCACGAATCAATGAACGCTTCTGTGACTTAGAGGCTTTGCGGAAGAACTTACCTGTAAGGCGAGCGCCTAGACCCACGGTGAACTCCTCCATCATTTTTTCTGATTCATCTCCAGGAACTAATGATGGAAGTGAATCAATTACAATCAAGTCAACGGCACGATTATCTAGAACCCTGATAACCAAGTCGTACACTTCTTCCATGATGTTGGTCTCTACTACCCATAGACGGTCAAGGTCTACACCAATAGCCTTTGCATATTCTGGTACATAGGCTTCAGCGGCTACCCACATTGCTGTGTACTCAGGGTCAAGGGCTTGATTAGCCGCAATCGTTTTGTATGCCAATGCAGTTTTACCTGATGATTCCTCACCAATGATTTCACTCCATTGGTTTACAGGCCAGCCACCACCAAGCATCAAGTCATAAGCAAGAACACCAGTAGTAATACGTGGTGTTGCTTCAATGACTTGTGAACCTTTAATGATTACATCATCGCCATACTTTTTAGTAAGGGCAGACAAGATGGATTGCAACGACTCAAAATCTGACATGTATATTCCTTTTGTTAACTATTCCAAGACGCTTGTGACGCTTGGTCATATAATCCGTTCCAGCCACACTCAAAACAACGAGGTGCTGGTTGTGCTCCGTTTACCATGCTATTGGCTCCACGACCAGTTCGTGAAAATACATTGTTACTTCCACAATCTGGGCATGTCAAACCACCGTCACGGCGATGGGCTTCCCCACCTTTCCATAGGCGAATCGCTTCACCCATAGAAATATTTTCCGTTGGTGCACGATTTGGGTTCAAGACTTCTTGCCGTTGTTGTTCTTGTGGAACAGTCTGTTGTGTTGCAGGAAGCCTAATTACAGGTTGTGTAGGGGGCGTAGGAGAAACACGGGGGGTAGATGGTTTCTCTCCTGCTAGTTTTTTACTCCACCAATCACTCATAGTAGTCCTCTGGATTATGTAATACGATTGCTAGGTTATCAACATCTAAAAGCATATTGATAAGGGCTACCCCGAAAGAAACAAACAATGGGTGCAGTTCCTCACGAGGAGTTACTAGTTTATCGTTTGTTTCTAGTAAATCAAGTATCCAGTCTGTGGCAACTACCACGTCGTCAAAAATACCTTCATTGATAAACAATGCCCATCTTTGGAGTATCTCTACAGTTTCTGCATCCCCAACGTCTTCTGACGGATTTGAAAACCCCATAGAGTTTGCGTATGACTGACCTCTTGCTATTGAAAGCATGAGGTAAAAAAACCTTCTGTTAATATTATTCATCATCCCTTAGCCTCAGCCCAGTTGCTTGCGTATTCATAAGACACCTTTAGAGGTATCTGCTGGATAACCGTACCATCTCCCATGGCTTCTAAGAAGGGCTGTGTGGATTCTTCTACAATTTTGTCAGGAACTGCGGCTATCAGTTCGTCATGAACCTGTACTAAGAGGCGCACGCCTTTGTTATGTAAAGCCTTGTGTACATTAATCATGGCTTTTTTACAGATGTCTGCCGCACTTCCTTGAATTACAGCATTGACGGCTTGGCGTTCTGCCCTAGAACGGAGCATATTATCGCTGGAAGTCAAGTCAGGTAACCGCCTACGCCTACCCTCAAGGGTTGATACATAGCCGTTTTTGCGACCAGTAGCAACCACAGATTGCTTCCATGCAGTCAGACCAGCAAAACTTTTATAGTAATTGTTAAGGATTTCCATAGCATGTTCCTCCTCAATACCTGTAGTACGTGCCAACTTTGCAGCACCCCCACCGTAGGCTGTAAGGAAGTTAACACCCTTACCAATCTGGCGTTCCTCAGACGTAACATCTTTTGGGTCTTTCTTAAACACCGCAGACGCAGTAGCCGTGTGAATGTCTTCTCCAGTGTTAAAAATGCGAACTAATTGTGGGTCTTGGCTAAACATTGCCATGATACGCAACTCAATTTGGTCGTAGTCAGCCACGAACAACTGGTGGTGCTGTGGAGCAACAAACAGTTTACGAATGCTGGATTCACGGGGAATGTTCTGAAGGTTTGGGTCAGATGAAGACAACCGACCTGTTGCTGTACGGTGTAGGTGGAATGAGGGGTGCAACCTATTCTTGTACATCTTAGGCAGAAGTCCATCAACATAGGTTGACTTCAACTTCTTCATTTCAGCCCACTCTAAAAGCAATGGAATGATTGGGTGCTTTGACTGTAGATTGCGAAGCGATTCTTCGTCTACAGACGGTGCACCCTTATCTGTTTTCTTATATGGCTTTAGACCTAGCCCACCTTCTTTTTTAGGGTTAAATAAAAACTCCTGCTTACTTTTATTGGAGTCAGGATTAAACCCTGCTGGAGCATGCTCAAAGATTTTAAATAGGATGTCACGAAGTTCTTGGTCTAACTCTAGGTTGAGGTTCTTTAAGTCCTTAACATCTACTGGAATACCGTTGTTCTCCATGTGCATAATAACTTCAAGCACCTCACTGTCTAATTGAAGTGCAGATAACAAGTCAGGCTTAGTAATAATCTGCTTGTGTAGTCGCTGATACAACATCCATGTCCAACGAGCGTCACGGTGTACATAAGTTGTTGCGTCTTCTATAGGTACTTGGGTAATCAACTTACCCAACTTTCCACCTTTTGCGTAGGCTTCTAGTCCGTCATAGTTGTGAGCAATAACCTTTTCCAATGAGTAACTCATCAGGTTCTCTGAAACAATGTGCTGAAGAACCATTGTGTCCAAGTACGGTCCAGGTGGTATCTGGTCGTAGTACTTACTGATTGACCGAGCGTCAAACTTTACGTTGTGCCCAACCTTTACTAGGTCACTAAAGAATATGGGGCGAAGCGCCTCAAAGACCTCAGAACGGCTCAACTGTTTAGGAGGCTCTCCGTAGACGGCTGGCTTGATATAGCGAGCCTTAGCCATGGACTCCTCACCGCTCTTTAAACGCTTCCTATAGCCCTCTGGAGGCACTGTAGAGCCATCTCCGACTTCCTCTGGCTCTAGGAGAGTACCTAACTTGTGACCCATAGGGATAGCCCAAGAATGACCAAAGGTGGCTATAGCAATCCAAAACACCTCATTACGAAGTGGGTTGACTGCGATGTCCTTTTTATAGTCTTCCTCAATGACCCTACGAGAGTTCTCCAGCACGTCAGGAGACTTGCTCTTAAGGCTAAGGGCTTTCTTTTTGAACTCATCCTCCATAATCTTTTGAAGGTCAGGATGTCGTTCTAATACGGCACGGCTTTCAATGTCAAAAGCAAATGCTCCTGCGTCTTGTACTACCTTGACCAGCGTATGTAACTGGTCAAGGGTAGTAACGATGTCCAAGGTAGTCATAAGTCCTTTCTAAACTATGACTATCAGTTGCCGAATTCTTCGGCTGCAATCCTCACCAAATCTGCACGATTAGGGATTGAAATAACATCTGCTGTATAAGCACTGTGCTTTAAGTACACAGAAATTTGTTCATCAGCAGGTTCGCACTTCCATTCAGCCAAGTCACGCTCACGAACTACTTGCAAGTTGGTTGCGCTAGTTGCACCCTTACCTGTGCGTGAGATAGCCCAGTAGTGTTTTGTAAGTGGGCCAGTGTGTGGAGTGTTGTGGAAGTTCTTCAATTGGTCAATCACACGAGGACCAACTTCAAGAGACTTGTTTACAGGTGCTTCACCTGGAGTGAGTAGTGCAACGTTGAATGCAAAACGAAGTGACGGACGGTCACCTGCTTCACAAAGTGGGCATCCACGCTCATCAAGGTCTGCAAGGCATGTGAATGACTTTTGACCTGTGCGCTCAACCCAGTGCTGACGCCATGCTGCATATGGTTCATCATCAATGAACTGAATCAATTGAACTTCTTCTGTTACACGCAAGCGTTGTGCAAACGGTGAATCTGCATTCTTCACTGCGTCTACTGCTGTCCAACCACCACGAACAATGCGGCTTGCACGAGGGGTGTTTCCGCTTGCGTTTGGTTTGCGTGTTACTTCTGTTGTTGGTGTTGTTGTTTCTTCTTCGTCGTAATCCCGTGTCATGTTTTTTTCTTTCGTTATTTGGGCCAATTATTTCTTATATGTTTTCGGAAGCCATCCCAGTCCCCATGATTAATCTCATAGATATTGAACTGCTCCATTGCTTCTAGGAGAAACTCTACCTGCACTAAGGTGTATAACCTACGTCCACGAGAAGTTTTTCCTGGAATTTGTTCACTCTTTGGTGGAGGAGTTCGGTAACTGGCTTTAGGTAGCCAGCCACGGTGTTCCCACACCCGTAAAGTACTTGCACTCTTTCCAAGTGCCTTAGCAACTTCACCTAGTGTAAACATCTGATGCTCTTGTCCATTGATGATGTACTTCTTAGAAGTAGCACCATTGAAACGGTCAATAGCGAGTTCTTTAGTTACTTTTTCTTTAACCCTGTTCTTAGGTTGACGCTTTCCTGGAAAATCAGGAAAGTCTTTGAACAGGTCCAGAGGGTCCTTCATGTTACGCCTTAAATGCCCATGTTTCTTTCTCTACATAGAAACCTTGAACAGTGTCTGAGACATCTTTGTTTTTCCATGCGTAACCTAGCAGTGCATCTTCACTAATGCTTTCAATGACTACTACCTGCTTAAGTTCTTCCCACAAGCCATTCTCTTTAGCCCATGCTTCTGCTGAGTTAGCGTCAAAGGAACGAGAAACACGGCGCTCACGCTTGAGTTCAATGTCCCCTACCTTGAGCCAGATGTGACCACTGCTATCTGGTTGTCCATACTTTTCTACAGCAACAGTCAACTCTTTCTTCATCGCCTCTAGGCGCTTTTCAATGTCGGCACTAAAAGCCTTTTGTTTTTTAAAGTCGTCTGCCAACTTAGCGTAATAGTTTTCGTCAAATGTTTCCATTATTTAATCTCCGATGTCCGTAGGAAGTCCGATAATGAACTAAGCGTTAGTTCAAATTTGCCTTGTGTATCATAACCTTTATCAATGAACGCTTCATTGATTGCTCGCTTTTGCATGAGCATTTCGTATTGACGTTCTTCAATACTCCCGTGCATAACGAACGAGGTAAGCGTAACATGGGGGTGTGTTGAAGATAGACGGATGATACGAGCCTCTCGCTGGTCTAGTTTTCCAGCACTCCAAGGCAAGTCATACGAAATAAGGTAGTTAGCCCCAGGCAAGTCCACGCCGTATCCACCAGCATCTGAGGACAGGAATAGCCTTGTCTTTGGGTCTGTAGAGAACGTTTGCTTTGCCGTGTCACGAGCCTTAGCATCCATACCACCCATGAACAACACGCTCTTAGTTAATTGGGCTGTCATTTGTTGAATGAAATGTAGGTTCTTTTTAAAGAATGAAAATAAAACTACTTTGTTGTTAGGGTCTTCATTAAGGATGTCCGTAATGTAATCAACCACAGCAGTAAGTTTTGGCATCGCTGGTTCTTCTGCAAGAAGTTTCCTTGATACCAACTGGGCTGCATACTGACTACCACTAGCACCTCCAGAGGCAATATATTCCTTAGCCGAGCCTGTAATTAACAAAGGGTTGTCACAAAGCATGCGAAGGATAGTAAGCCGTGACATGATTTGCCCTTGTGCCTCATTAGCACCTGACCCACCGTTGTAATGTGACCACAGGTCAAAACCTTTACCGTGTTGTGCAAGAGCCTTTTGGATTTGGTCAAGAAGGTCGTCTGAAATGTAGTTGTAAAGACTGGCTGAGGCTTTATCAAACTCAACAGGGACTACCTGCGTAACTACTTTAGGCAACTGGTCTGCAATGTCAGCACGAGTCTTACGCACCATTGCTTCCCCTAATGAATCGTTAAGTTGTTTTAGGTTCCTGTACTTTATAGGCATGCCATAACTGTTGCGAATGATGAAGGTCTTATCAAAGACATCAAAGCGACCTAGCACTGTTGGGTCAACAAACTCCATGATGGAGAACAGTTCTTCGGGCTTATTCTCAATAGGCTGACCAGTCAATGCAAACCGATACTGGCAACGCTTGCCTAGTTTCTTTAGTAACTTAGAGCGCTTTGCACGGGGGGATTTAATCATGGTGGCTTCATCAATCACCATTGCATCAAACTTAACCTTCTCAAAATGCTCTTGGTCATTTACCAATGTTTCTGGATTGATAATTACATACTTGGCGTTGAGTGAAGCACGCCAAAGGTTATGACGGTTCTTTACTGGGCCGTCAATAACTATCGCTTTAGACTTGGTGAACTTATTGATTTCACGAAGCCACTGAAACTTAAGTGATGATGGAACTACAACGATAATGCGTGACACATCCCCGTTCTCAATCAGATGTTCCAGTGTGGCAATAGTGATTACAGTTTTGCCACCACCCATCACAACAGCAAGAAGCATCTTTCCACGGTCAGCCATGTGTTCTACTGCCTCTTGTTGGAATGGGTATAACTTGCCGTTGAATGTCATTGCACCCACCAAGGTATAACCGAGGAGGCGCTCAAAGCAACCTCAATTTCAGAATCTGTCATTTCCCCAATATCCTTTGCATCTGTCCCGTTGTAGTCAAACCAACATACGCCTTTCCTAAACAAAGGCATAACTTTAAATAATTCTTTACTCTTAGTCAATCCAGCCACATCGTTATCTAGGGCAACGATTAACTTGTTGGCTACAGAAGCCAGTAGATGTAACTGCTGTGTACTTACGTTCACTCCAAAACTAGATAGGCACTGCACTCCTGAAAAAGATGAGGCAAACCTAACTACGTCCAGTGGTGACTCCACTAGTACTACAGTGCTACTCCTAAAACGCTCAATCCCAAATAAAGTGTGACTCTTGGTTATACCTACTGGGTAGTTGCGAACGTAGTCCGTACCTTTTTCCTGCCAGCCCCATAATTCTCCTAATGGTGAAACGATAGGCAAAACCCACGCTTGCCTAGATGTATTCCACCTAAGCCCATATTCATCGGAAGCCTCTTTGGTAATCCTACGATTAGTCAGTTCTTCTACTGGTGGCTTTTCAAAGGCGCTGAAGGTAAGCCAGTCCACTGGCTGGGCTGGGGTGTTATCAAACACTGGGTTCTGTAATTGATTAAGACCTGCACTAATGATGAGATTATGCACCGCCATAATTGCGTCAGTCTCACCTGTTACCTCTGATACGAGGATAGGTAGGTTTCCACGAGCACCACAGGAATGACAAATCCATAGCCCATTAGTGCTATTCATTGACCATGATGGAGACCTGTCTGCTTTACCAGTGCGCTTTTCATGCACAGGGCAACAGCCCACAATCTCTTTTCCATTTTCCTTACGAACATCTACTCCGATTGAACGAAGAATGTTCGGTAGGTCAGTAATACCAGTCGTCGCTGTCGCCTGACTCATCCTCAAATACCTCCGAAAAGTCCATGTTTTCCCAGTCCCATTTAATCTTGACTTCGCCCATTGGGGCAGAGCGAGCAAGTACTACACGCAAGATTGCTTGATTATCAATATCAGGGTCAGACTCAACACCGATAACCAAGTCAGAGTCTTGAGAGAATGACGAGGTGTAACCAATTGAGTCTGCCGTAATCTTGCGTGACTTCTTATTCCCCAACTTCCAACCAAGTACCTGTGTAGTTCCAATGATAGGAATATCAAAGCGCTGTGCAATGCGCTTCAAAGAACGAGTGATGTTGGTGAGCGCTTGTGGTGAACCCTTTGGTTCTCCTTGCTCATCATCCATGAGGTACACACCGTCAACAATCAGCATGTCTGGACGGTGTTGTTGAATCTTGCCAGCAATGGCGCTTACGGTTGTCAAAGATGAACTGTCTTCTGACATCAAGAATGGGTGCATGTTCTTACGCATGCGAAGTGTTGTCTCAATCTTTTCAACTTCTTTTTTAGTCAGGTCTCCACGAATAATCTTGGTGTGAGAAATGTTAGAAACAATGGCGTCATAACGAGCAGCCTGTTCCTCAATACTCATTTCAAATGAGATGAACATTGGAACCTTGCCGTGTGTGTGAACTGCATTAGCAATAATCAAGGTAATGAGTGACTTACCTTTCTTTGCTTCACCCACAAAAGTAATCAATTGTTGTGGACGAAGGCCAGCAGTAATCCTGTCTAACCCAGTAAAGCCTGTAGGGATACCACGAATAGCATTAGGTGTTTCCCTCATTAGGTTGTAACGAGCAATACGTTCTTCCCATGACTGAATCAAGTCAACGTCACGAAGACGAGCCACCTCAGCAGAGGCTGTCTGCAAACCATCTGAGAGCATTTGAATTGCTTCATTGGTGCTGTTGTTATTCAGCAGTGGCATTGCTGATGAGATAGTCTCAACTAACTTCTGGTGACGGTAGGAGTTGAGTACCTCGTCAATCAGATTGGAGAACTGTTCACGGTTTGAATCCGCAAGTTCTAAGTCGGCAAACTCTTGGTTAAGTGCACGAATACTTGGAATGGCGGCATGCGTCCTCCAGTAATCCAATACCCACAACCAAACTCCTTCCCATTGTGGGCTGAAGTGGTTAGGACGAATACCAGCCTCAACAACATGTGAGATGTCGTTGTCGTTAATGACCTTACTAATGAGTAAGTGTTCGGCACTAGCCATTATGAAATCCATGCTTTCTTTGGGTCAACAACATGAGAACGGATTCCGATTACGGATGCCTGTTCCTCTGTTGCTGTGTATATTGTCCTAATTTGTCGTTGAAACCGTAAATCATATGCGAGTTCTTCAACGGAGCCATAGTACAGGACTGCGACTGAGATTCCTTTACGCATCAACCATTTATCTACTTCTTCTGCAAAACCTTGTGAGACAAAAGTGTACACATCTGTACCAACACCTAAGCGTGTTGCACTATCTATCATTGCTTTAAGTGGTAACTCATTTGGTTCCCACAGACGCAAATACGCTGACCAATTTTCACGGTTCTTAAAAAATGCAGCCTTTGTTGAAGCAACTGTATTAGTTGGTGGTATTGCTAAGACTCCTTCAAAAATCACGCCTTGCGTAACAGATGAAAAATCTAGTAGGTCATTGCCCTGCATAGTCTTGTGTAATCCTTTGGTTGTCCCCAAGAACTGGAATAGACATACAGCAGTCGTGTAAAATTGAATGGAAGCGTTCACCGTAACGAGACTTGATACGCATTGGACTTAGGTTAGAAGTAATAATGGTTGTCAATTTACAATTGTATCGGTTCTCTAAGAATGACATCAATGAGCGCTTTGTAAAGTCACTGTCATGTTCTTCACCTAGTGAATCCAGTACGACAACATCGTAAATACGGCGAAGGTATTTAGCCACGTTTTGGTCTGCGTATTCTTCTGGCAATTCCCCATCATTGCGGATTTCGTCATACATCATCTCAATGTAAGTTGTTGTTGGGATAAACATTCCGCTCAATGTGTGTTCAGTAACAAGGTCTTTAAGCAAGGCTTGGGCAAGGTGAGTTTTACCTACTCCTGAATCTCCATAAATAAAAAGACCCATGCCTTCGGAGATGTGCGTAAGTGCTTCTTGTTTCCAAGTAAGAAGTGCTTCGTAAGCATTATTATCACCAATCTTTGGATTGTATGTATCCATAGTGGTGTTTTTGTACCTACGAGGAATCTTTAAGTTGTCTAGACGTTCTGCTACTGGACGGTTCTTCCAATACTTTGCGCTTTTCCACTCACTCATCTTTCAACCTAATTTCTAATCTGTCTGGTAGTCCTGTAAAAACTAATACACATTGCTCTTTTGCGAAGTGTAGAAGATACTTGTTGTACTCAGAGAAAACAACGTTACATAGTTCACATGTGTATTCATCTAAGTCGTAGTCGTTTAATGACAGGTCATTGACTTTTCCAAAGAACTTGTTCCAAAACTCTTTCATTTTTTCAACCTTGGGTCAATTTTGTAAGAAGTAAAATCCTCTGCTTGGTTTGTCTTAGACCATGAAACAAGTTCGTCAATCCGAGCAAGGAAGCCTCTCCAAGGTACAACATGGCTTGGCAACGGTTTAGCAACAATGTCCTGCATGAATTTGTCAATGGTTGCTTTGATATCTTCGGTAGTTAGCCCTTGTGCACGCATATGGGAAAAACCTTTAGACAATGCAGGACCGTTAATCGTTGAGTACAGGCTTGACATGTTTGCTGGTAGCGCATCCCTAAAATAGTAGGGAAGTCCTACGGTGCTGGTCTTAATCACTGGTGTCTCCTTTTCGGGGCTTTGTCCTAGTGCTGTGCCCCAGTCGTCTGCTGGTTGCTTCTTAGCCATTATCCTTTTTCCTCTTTAAACGAGGGTCAATCCCTTCGGTTCCCTTCTTGAAAGAGTTATTCTTGTTATTGGTTATTCTTGATTGGGTGTCACCCGTGACACTGGGGGGAGTGTCACCCGTGTCACTAGGTAGTGTCTCCAGTGACACTAGGGGGGGTGTCACCCGTGACACTGGGGTCTTCTTAGATGTCATTTCTTTATTCACATTTGGATTATTAAAGTTGACCAAGTAGCGATTGGAAAGGCTCCCTTTCTTTCCAACCCTAGGGGTCCGATAAATGACCCCAATAGAAACCAGACGGTTCATGGCACGGATAACTGTGCGCCTATCCCGTTTAATCAACTTCCCAATCCACTGGTACGAAGTAGTTAACTCCTGAGTATCAGAATCCATGTATTGCAGAATTGTTACTAAAACTACAATTCCAACATCGTCACCCTGTAGGTACTCAAGTGCCCACCTAGGGAACGGTAAAAAGGGTCCACCAAACTTGCTTGATTTTTTTGTCATATGCCTATCCTCAGTCTGATTGTTGCGTGCTACACTTTGTTCTGGCATGCCTGTCCTCATGCCTTGAGGGTGTGGGTTGGAGGAGGCTTTTTACCTCCTTTCTTCCTCCTCCGACCCCCCTCGTTTAGTTAGTCATTCCAAGTAACACACGTGCTTCTGCCATTGTTCCTGGAGTGGACACAACTGTTCCGTTAGGGAATACAACAACAATCATTACGCCTTCTTCAATCTCTTGCGTAGGGCGAGTGCTTGACTTAACTACAGGTTCTTCACCTAATAACTTTTCCACTAGTTCTTCTTTCGTTAATGCCTTGTGTTGAATACCTTGTGCTTCTGCTTGTTTGCGTAAAACACCAATAGCCATACTGCTAAGTTCCGCTTTAGTAAACGGTTGTAGTTCTTCATCTGTTTTTGTTGCAGTATCTACTGGTTCAATTGCATCAGCAAGACGCAATGGAGTAAGACCTTGTGTCAAGTCTTTAACTACATATCCACCTTCGCACCAACGTGCGACATCTTCTTCGGATGTTTCTTCATCGGTTTCGTCCCACAAGTAAAGAACTTCAAGAGACTCAGGTGATTCAGCAATCACATCAATCTTTCCAAGCGCTGCTTTCTCTAATACAGTTGGAACTTCTGCGTTACCAATAAGGTAAAACTTTGCATTGTGGTCAAGCAGATAATCGTAAACACGCTTCTCTCCCTCTGACGCACCACGCCTTGCACTTAGTAAGAATGTGACATCACGTGACGAAATGACATCTGCCAAACCGTCCTCAATGACATTTTTCTTAGCGTTTCCTGTACCTGCGATGAGGTATTTGTCCTTCATTTTATGCTCCTAACGTACTGATTTGTGTCTTGCCATATCACCCATAAGAAGAAACATTCGTATGACAGCATGTGTTGCGCCAGCCAATGTTGCTACTGCGAGTCCATCCATCCAAGGGTTACTTGTCCAGAGGATGAGCACAATAGCATAGGACAGCGCTAAGGTAACAACAACCTTCACCCAAGCCATGGCTTCTTTTGGGGTAAACATGTCAAGTAGTTGAACCACTTTGTATACGGCTAATGCTCCAATTATGAGTTCCATTTATTCTCCTGGTATTTTGTTCCAAGCAAGCGTGTAATTGCCAATCATATCTACGGGTATAAGGTCATTTTCTACAACCCTTGTGACCGTGTTCACCACCCTTGCGTAATCAAGAGTGTAGTAGGAAAAGTCAACGTTTGTTGAACCACCATTAGCACCCCAACGGTAGTCTGATATACCAATAGGAGATGTTTGATTTGCTTGACGAACAAACCCCCCAGTCTCGGTATCTCCATCAAAGTAGTTACTAAGCCCATTAGGTTCAACTAACCAATTTGACACAACTGCATAGCCACCAGGGTTTATAGTAAAAGTAAGTACAGGAACAACATAGGCAGACTCAAAAGTTGTAAAGTCATGCAATGGATGCTCTACAGCGAACCTACCGTAAGTTGATAGTGACGGGTCAGCATTACTATAAAAAGTATCAGGTGAGTTAATAAAATGACTAGCGGTAGATGCGTTTACGTCATTCCATTGGTCAAAGTATAAATCATTACCCAAAGCATCTGGAGTAGTTACTTCTAGATATGTTCCAATGTTGCTGTATTTAATAAACCTCATGTTGTTAAATGTTGCATCACTTAATACACAATTAAACGATGTGTAGTACTGAACGCCTTCTGCGTACCTAAACGGCCTTCTACCGTATACCACCACATTTTGTGGTCCACTTGCAGTTGCTGGAATGCTTATCTTTAAACCATTGCCACCAGATACAACAACAGGAACTGAAGAACCATTGAGATTATTGCCGTAGTATTGAATACGTTCAATAACAGGAACTGACGCTGCCCCTGACATTGTTGGACCATATGTGTATACTCCCCAACCCACAGATGCAGCAGTAGAAATATATTGGTTAGTGGTGTAGGCGTAACTTAAGTATCCACTTGAGTTTGTAGTTTCTCCACGAATAGTTAAGTCTGTTCGTGCGGTATTTCGCAAAGAAGAACCATCCGAAGTACCACGCAAAGTAAAAGGTGTTCTACTAATAGTTGCTGGAGAGCCTGCAACCGTAGTAGTTGTTGTATTTTTAAACTTAGGGTCAGATATAAGGTTTACTCTATGGGTAAAAATTTTAAAGGTATTAGTTCCAATAATGTAATCTACTTTTGAGCCGCTCATTGCTGAGATGTACGCACTTGTGCCATATGAAGTGCCTTTTCGTTTACGCAACTCAAAGATATTGTTTAATACTGCACGTACTTTTTTAGTGCCTAAATCATTTACTGATATCTCTAAACCCACTTGTTTAGCAAGTTGTTCCAATGCTGATGGTGGTGCAATCATGGGGTCATTTACTAACATTAAAGAATCAATTAATGACCTTGTTTTGTCTAGTTCCCAACCAAACAATGAAACAAACTTATACAAAGAATTATTTGCTTGAGTGGTATCTAGACCTTGATAATATGCTGGAATTTTGTCCCATAAGTTATTTACAGAAAAATATAAAGTTGGAAGAAGTACAAAGGTGTCAGCAACTCGTTCGTACCAAGTAGTTGTTCCATTTGAGTACTTTACAAACATTGAATAATATAACCAAGTATTTTCTGTGTAATCAGTACTAACGTGTGTATAAAACTCACTGTAGTTATTTGCATCACACGTGTATACAATCGTCCCATCTTCTACTGTTAATGGTTCTCCTTCTGAGGAGACAACGATGCTCACACCCACAGGAACTGAAGTTCCAGAAGGATTAGTTTGCAATGGTTGGTCTAGACTAAACGATAAATCAACTGTAGATTGATAAGCCGTATAATAACCATTAACCCTATTTGAATCTACAACGTTAGTAAATTGTCCATCAATTACAGAAACTGTAAATGTAGAAAAAGCGCTGTTAGCAATAGGTTGAACATAAGAGTCTGACCTGATAGCAGAATCATCTCGGCTTACTTGACGAACAAGTGAACCAATATCATCATCTCTACGCAGGCGAAAGGATACTGAGGGCATTTAACTACCTGTTACTCCACCACTGGTGGTTAATGTGTATGTTCCTTTTTTAAACAAACCAGTTGCTCCAGATGAAACTGTTTCTGTACTTGGGCTGCTTAAGGTTACGTAATAAACCCCTTCTACTCCCATTATTGTTTTGTATATTTGTGCCTTTGAAAGAGTTTGGTTAAACGAAACATTTTCAAATGTAAACAAACTATCAAGTGCATCTTCAACATCTGACTGCACATTACTTGCAATGTACCCATCATTCACATACACAGTACCAGTAATGTTTACTGCTGTGAGACTGACACTATTTACAATAGACACACTTGCTCCAACCATAGTTCGTGGCTCATAGTAGTTTATTAAATTAGTAACTAAAGATGAATCTAAAGTTAAAGTTGAGCCAACAGTATTAAGGTAGTCAGTAGCAAAACCTACTGGATAAATAGATACCACTTGTGTAGTTGAGTTATATGTTGCAGTTGCTTTAGCAATACCAGCAACAAACAAGGCTAATGATTTATAGTCTTGCAATGAAACCGCACGGCTTTGTGTAGAAAACGCTGCTGGAATGTTTACTTTTAAGTTAGTAATACTTTCTACAGTGTCTCCACCTACAGCAGCCGTAGATACTACTGATGAAAGGTAAGGACTAATTGATTGAGCAAATTGGTTGATACTTCCTGCTGGAAGATTTCCATATGTTCCTTTACCTTTTCGGTAAGACACCGTAACCTTTTGACCGTTGCTTGGTATTTTTCCATAGAGGTCATTACCAAAAATAACAGTTGTTTCATTATTTGCGTTTACTTCTAAAGTAAATACTTTATCTATTGAACCATAATCAAGTAGTCGCTCTACATAACGGTAGGACACCGCTGAAGGGGTTCCAGAAACAATAGTTCCTTCATAAACATTTACAACTACACTGTCTCCAATAACACCTTTATTATAAAGTTTAAAACGTTGGCTTGGAAGACCATTACTTCTTCCAACGTATTCTTCTGTAATAGGTTCTCCCTCAACAACAGACAGTACTGCCGAAGAACTAGCACTTGTAACAGATGCACCTGCTGTAGACGTAAAATAAACTATGGGACGGTCTGCTGTTGCTGGAGATACAAACATAGTCCCAGCAGGTATAGAAATAGTAGTCCCAGCAGGTATGTTGTTTCCAGTTACAGTAATTGTTGCCCTAGCAGCAGTTTGTAAATGAGGAACATAGTCATACAAGTTAGCAATCGCTAAAATGGACTCTCGTTGCGTTGCCGTATCCACAAAGGCTTCTGCGGCGGCACGGTCAACATAGTAATGAAGAACGTCGCCCATGTACGCCCACAAATCCACCATGAGTACACCAAAATCTGAGGTGTCTCTAGACGTCCACTCAGGTATTAATGTGGATGCACGAGAAAGTAGGTCTTGCTTAATAGTGGCATAGTCCCTATTAGAATAATCAATTGTTGCCATAATTACAGGTCACTTTCCTCAGTCAGTATAGTTCCTTGAATTAATAATTTTACCGTAGAAACCCTGGCGGCAGTGACGGCAAACTTAATAGATAAAACTAATGTGTTTTCTTCGTCAAATCCACCAGGAAGGTCGTTACTAGGGGTTACTGCTATATCAATAACCTTGCCCCTAGTCAAATGGCGGTTTACCTCTGTTAAGGCATCCACCTTGTAATCTGCTAAGGCTAATTTGTCTAATAACTCAAAAGCCAACGCTTGAATATTCCCACCGTATCGGTAATGGCGAATCCTCTGACCAGCGCTAGTAGAAAAGAAATCAATAATTTCTTGCTTTACTAGTTTTTCTATGTCAGAAATAGTTTGTACTTTTCCATCAGAAAAAGAAAAAGGGACGGCAATGGCTTTCATTTATTTAAATACTCCTAAGAATAAAGCATCTTGGTTTGCTTCTAATACAGTAATACGGGCGGTCAGTGCAGAGATGTTTGCAGTATTTGTTGCAATGTTTGTAGTATTTGTGTCTATTTGAGACTGTACACCAGTTAAGGATGTAGAAGGGTCTGGGTTAACCTGTACCCAAAATATGTTTGATAAATTTTCATCATCTGCTATTACTATTATTTGCTCATTTACAGAAGGAATAGGCCACACAGAATTGTATGGTTTTCTACCAATAAAAGATACGGTTGCTTCATACCCATCAGTAAATACCGATGGAATTAGTATTCTTATTTCTCCAGTAGTACTGTTTGCATAGGTAACAATTGCACGGTATGGACCAGTTGTTGTCTGAGTAAATAGTGTATTAAGAGTAGACATCGGCATACTCCGTTTGAGCAACCCATCGGTTATTCAATAATATTGGTTCTGGTGCAAGTCGGTATTTTCTAACTTTTGGAAATTTATCAAAGTCTTCGTCAGGTGTATTTTTACTAAGGCTTAAGTTACTAATCATAGATTCAGAAACAAGTTCATGTACTACTTTATTAACATACCAATATCCATCAAAATTATTTCCATACCCTTCTACCTTTACAATTCCTCCTGGAATAATAGAAGGGTCACTCATAATTTCTGCACGGGCGTGATATGAAAATGATTGATTTAATTTTTCTGCTTTGACTATGCGTTGAGCCATCTCGTGAGATTGTGCATTTATAGATAGGGTTTGATTAGTCTGTGTTGGATTATCATTTAGGTACGTTCCCAACGCATATAGGTCAGAGTCAGATACTGTTCCGATAGTTCCTTCTGGAGTGATATAACTAACGCTATTAGTAGTATTAGTTCCACTTATTGTGTGTGTACCAATTACAGGTTCAAACTTAAGGATGTCTCCTGGAGATGGATTATAGTTTTTATTTTTTCCAATTAAACCACGAATTACAGTGTATGAAGGTTGGTGAGCCAAAGCCTTTAGTGGGTCCCAAACGTGTATGTGTGCTCCATGGCAAGAAACTCTATAGCCTAATTGGTTACATACTTTTACTAAAAATTCCCAATTAGTATTTTGATTTTGCACCACTCGTGAAAACTTAAAGGAATCTTCAGGAACTGAATAGGAGAAACGGTATGGGTTTGCTAATTGTTGAATAATATTATTTAAAGTAACGTTTGTCCAAATTCTGTTATTAGTTTCTTTTAAAAAGTAACTTGCTCCAAAACAAACAGCACGCATGGTTTGAAAAGGAGAAGCATCAATTAAACCAACAGATGTTAAAGATATTGCGTCAATGTTTTTAATGTACCCAAAAAAAGATTGTTTAATACCCCCACCGACTACCATAGAGATAGCAACAGGCTTGTCTAAGTAGTCAGCAATAATTACCGACGGAGTTCCTACAAAATCAACTGTTGCAATATCATGGGTGTTTTCAGCATAATCAATTGTTACACGGTTAATATGTCGTGCGTCCACTGGAGAATCATTAATGATTACATTCCAGTTAATCCCTAATGGAGAAATACCCGTAGTAATCATAAGATAGGCACACGGACAGACGTACCTGCATTTATCACATCTGGGAATTTTATTTGAGGATTAGCGTCTGCAATTATCCAAAATAAACTTTCATTCCCAAAGTAGAGTTCTGCTAATGAGGAAAAAGTTTGACCGTCTACAGCAACGTGGATTAGGTAAGAACTAAACGTAAACTTTTTACGGTTAGCAGCAAGTACTACCGTATTGTCTTTTTCTTCTGTGATGGTTAGGTATCTAGATGAGGTAGGTAAAGACATAAGGTTCTCTTAGGTGTATTGTCCACGTGGTGTGTTTGGCCCAATTTTCTTACCTAATTCAATGTACTCATTTAATACATAAGTGTAAAAAAACTTCTCACCCCACTTCAACCGTTTAGTTATTTTTTTAACATTGCTTCTAACAGTAGTTGGAGTTCCTGTTGCTTTAGTTGTAATGTCTACTTCAAAGTAAAAATCAACACTAAGACCAGATTCTAGAAGTGTCATTTGACTTGCACCCTTCATTAAGGTTTCTTTTGCATACCCTTGGTCTGGCAATTTTTTATCTGTGTTCATGGTAATTAAATAGTTATAAGCATAACCATAACTATATAACGGTTGAAGATCAACAGGAATAGGAGTTGGACTGTTTGGGTTAAGAGGTGAGTTATCTGTTACTCCTGGAACTTTTCCAACTATTGCTTCAGTTTCTACAATGGAACCTGAAATTGAATAATTAACTGTAGTCTTATCTGGTTTTATATACTTAAAATAAAACACTGGATTTTGTGCAACTACTCGTATATTGTTTGTATCAAAATTTTCAATACCTAAATCAATAGTGTTAGCAAAAAAGAAAAGAGAACTAATTGGTAAGTTATCGTTCCATCGGTATTGTGCGGTATCTCCATTGTAATCACTATATAAAAACCTATGGTTGTACCACATCTCTAATGGAACATTGTTTGAGTACCCACCATAGTTAGTTGAGGTATCCCATTGATACTTCCAAAGAGCACTTGAAGATGCGGGTACTTCAGCGCAAGGAGTAGCACCAGGTGGTGCTACTTGGATATCATAATTAATTCCTGTAGTAAATAGTATATTGTAGTAAGTGTCAATTCTTCCAACTTTTGCATCAAGTTTTTGTTGAATTGCTTTAATTTCTGCGTCGTCTGCTTCTTTTTGGTTTGCTGCTTCTGTTGCGGATTCTTCTAACTGTTTAGTTAGGTACGCATTTCGTTGAGCAAACCCGATATACAAAGCATCTACAGATACGTTCACTTGACATACAGTAGGGATAAGGTCTTTTGAAAACTTTTGAAAACCTACGTTTGAAGCAGTAACTACACCTTCAATCATAAAATAATCTGAAAAAACAATACGAACAGGGAGAGGGTTAAGAAAAGCAGAGTTACCAAAATTAACATTATCCATTAAGGTGTTTACGTTAAAGTCCGTAGTACTTGCTTCTGGTACTTCTGTTCCTTTTGGATTATTTTTCTTATAATCGTCTATTGTTTCTTGTTCATACTTTTGTTGCTGAACAACTGAACGCTCCGTAAACAACGACACTGCTTCTACAATGTCTGGAGAAATACCTTGACCAATGATTGTGTCAAATATCATTAAGTCTGCAAGTACGCCCAATACTTCTGGGTCTGGGTTTTTACTAAAAGCCGCATAATCGTCTTGAAACTTATTGTAATCATATTGCAATTGTTTGCGTTTAAAACCACCAGCAGCAACTTCCATTTCACGATTAAATGTCATAGAAAAACCAAACTTAGCGGTTCCTGGAACTGATTGACGCAATTGTGCAGGGTTTTGAAGCAGTGGGTTCATACTTCCAACGGATTGACTGACAGAGCGTTCTAGGTAGTCAGGATTAAATTGAAAGTTAAGTTTTCTATTTCCTGGAGCCGTACCAGTAAATCCAGCACCCACATACTTTGCAGAGGAGTTTCCATTATTGTTTTCTCCAGTATGAGCAGCATCGTAATACTTTTTAAAAATCTTATCGTCAAATAAAATACTTCTCATAAACCCACGACGCATGATTTGCGTGTTATTAGCAATATCTCGGTAAGTATTTCCTGGAAACTTAAACGGTGGATTTTGTTTTACTACTGTTTCTTTATCTTGTGCAGGTGTAGTTCTATCGTAATTATAAAAAGCATTACGGTCTGTAAATACAGAGTTACTATAGTTAATAGCAGAACGTGGAACTGTAGGGTCTTGGTCAGCCATTACTTAGCCCTCATCATTGTTAAGTGAATTTCTTTTTCAAGCATATGCGAAACTTCCTTAGCCATTTGGTTAATATCCATACTGGTGCTTCCAGTTGTGTTGATATGGATTACGGGAGCAACAGTAATAACATTAGTACTACCACCACTACGGGGAAGTGGACCAGGAGAAGATGGATACGCAGGGTCACCTTGTTTGTACCCAGCACTACCTGCCATAGGGTTTTCAGGAGTACCACCCCAATGGTAAAAGATATTTCCACGACCTACGCCATCTGCCATTTTCCAACCAGCAGCAACGTCTACGTTAGTTTTTGGGTCCCAAAGTTTGTCGTAGTTTCCTTTAAGCCATGGAAACTTCCTAAAAGCGTCTGTTCCACCAGCGCTAGGGTCCATATTTAATTGGAACAATCCAAAAGAAATATCATCAGTTCTTACTGTTGGATTGTATGCGTTGGAGTTATATCCAGACTCACGTCCTGCAATCTGTACAAATCCATTAATTTCTTCTGGAGTAAGTCGTCTTCCTCTTACAGTTAAACCACTTAATAGACTTCGTACACCTTCCTTACCAATATTGTTTCGGCTTAGGTTTTTATACAAATTTCCATAGTATGAACGTAACCCTGCTTCATCAGTTGCCTTTACGTTATTACCAACAACACCAGCAGCACTTTGAGCCGATACCGTTGCTCCAGAACCACCAGCAGAACCTACTGAAGTATTTCCATTTTCTCCATAAACAATTCTGCTGGAAGCAAAGGTAGCCATTGCTGCTCCCATAGACATTGCACCCATGGAGTTTGCTCGCAGTCCAATCTCATTACTTGCTCCACCCGTAACAGATGTTTGACCATATGGTCCAACTTCTTTAGTAGTTCCAGTAGTAGTTGGGCTGTAAGCAGTGTCTCCGCTGTTATTGGTTCCCAAAGGTGCGCCAGCCTTTTCATACTGACTACGACTCCTTGGTATACCCTTTAGTTGAATGTGCCATGGTTCTCCCATGAAATCAAATGACTCCAAACCATAACGACCAGCATTCTTTTTAACCCACTCAAGGTCACCAGTAAGGTCTGCTGCAAGTCCAATTTCGTGCATAGACATTCCTGGAGGAGTGGCTGCTGCAACTCCTGGCTTCTTTTCCCAGTATGAACCATTCCAAAATGTTCCTGTTTTCTTATCGGTTTTGTAATACCGTTCTAAGAACATCTTTTTTTGGTCATCTGCGCTGCGATAAGTTTGCCCAATACCTACACGACCACCAGCATCTTTAAGCATTCTTTCCAAAGGCTCACGCATTTGTGGTTTAAGTTTTTCTAACATTGCACCATACTTAGGAGCAGATGTAGGTTTAGTACTAGCAATTCGTGAAGTCTCGGCACTCGCTCCAGCAGGGTCACCAATGAAGTTTCCAAGAGAGTTCATTCCTGGAATACCTAAATCACCAAGGGTATTAAATATCTTTCCAAAGCCACGAGTACTTGTTTTTGCTCCAATAATTGTAGAAAGAGAATCTTCAAGTTCACCAAATAGTTTGGTAACTTTTTGCATGTTCTTTTCTAACTGTGAAAAATTATCAGCCTGACGCTTATAGAAGTTTTCCTCACGTTTTCCTTCTACACGTTGTGTTTCTTCAACTTGAGTTGCATAGTTATTTTCAATCCCCATGCGCTCACGGTCAGCCTTTTTAGAAGGGTCATACATACCCTTCCCACCTTTGTCCCGATAATTAAGGTTAGACTGGGCGTATTGGAGAACCATGGTTTGCATGTTTTCATCAAACCCAGCCATCTCTAATTTTTGACGAGCAACTGAACCTTTTTGCAAGCCGCTGTCAACGATGTCTTTACTAGTAAGTCCTAAACGATTTACAGTATCTTTAATAACTTGCATTGGGTCTTTTTGCTTACCGCCAATGCCATAGATACCAGTGCCCATCATCATGAACATGCGGTTAGCCGTGTTAGGGCCAGCCATAGATTCAGTCATATTGGCAATATCAGCAGTGCTATAACCGTAACCACTAACTGTTCTTAGTGCTTCTGTTGCAGCGCCCATTTGAGCATTTGCTTTTAATCCAGTGCGTGATTGCAGTGCAAGCAATTCATTAATACCATCAGCGCCCAACCTGTAATTGGTCAATGGCATACGCATTTGGTTCATCACCTGGTTTTGTGAGATACCATTCTGTTGCTGTAGTAGTACAGATAAACGGTCTGCTGGAAGTGCATACTGACGACCACGGTCAACCCGTGCATCAATCATTGCTCCTGCTTTTTGTATACCGTCTACAATCTTTTGGGCAACCATTGCCCATGGGCCACCAGCACCGCCCCCACCGCCTCCCATACCGCCTGCTCCACCCATAAGGGATTGAGCCATAGCAATTTGGCTACCTTGGAATTGCTGGAACATTCCTAGTTGTTGTTTTTGCAGTGAGTGCAAATCGGCTGCTGGAGGCATGCCGTTTTTAGGAATGTATGAGTTAGACGTGTTTCCGTTTAGATTTCGTCCAGCCTTACCAGCGGCTTGAAGTTCTTTAGTAAGTTCTTTAGTCTTTTTGATTAAAGAATCAAAGTTCTTTTCAATGCTTTTGGCAGTTGTACCCATGGTCTTAAGTTCATCATTAAGACCTTTTAGAATTTTTAAATCAACGTTTAGGCGTGAGTTAACAGTAGAACTACCTACAGCGCTAGATGCCCCACCTGGGGGTGTTCCTGCGCCTAAACCTAATAGGGAATCTTCTGCCATAGTTATCCTTTAGAGGAGTTTCTCCAACGAGCCATGGATACCCAAAATGCTCGCTGACGAACTGTCATAGTCTGGATATCCCCCAGACCAAAACCTCTATACGTAGAGGCAATCGTTTCGTATTCCCAATAAACGTTTACCAAATTAGCCAAATAAAAGGGAGACCCAATCTAAGGCTAGAACAAGTTTAGCATTACAGTGGGCGCATTGGGTCTCCACCTCCTCCATACGAGGTCCTGGCTGTGCAGAAAGAAGCGTCTTAACCAACTTGTTACGGTCAGCCAGATTGAGATTCTTTGCCCACACCTCTGCTTGAGGTCGGTCCATTCCTGGGAGTACTGCACAACGAGCAAGCATTAATGTGTTTTGTTCAGCCGTTGTTTTAGCCTTCTTAGATACGTATTGACTGTCTGCCCCAGTAGGGTAATTTAATTGGATAACTGTACCGTCACGAAGCGTTGCAGATAAAGGCACCCTTAAATCTTCCGATGATTCGTCTACTTTAAAATCATCTTCAAGGTCAATCTTAATGTCGTTGTGTCCTTCACATTCCCGACAAATCAATTCAAACTCACGGTAACGACCATATGTTGCTTTTAGTGTTCCTAGGAACAAAACGTCACGGTCACCGATAATAAGATTATCTAGTATTGCTGGGTTGTCCTCAACACGGGTAGCACCAATGTCTACCACTGAACGTTTAAGCAAATGGGTCATATATTCTGAATATGAAACTCCATTGCGAATATCAAAAGCCGCAAGTGCTTCTTCATCTACTCCAGTTAGTTCTTTAACTGACGCACTGGTTTGCCACTCAGTTCCATCAAAGAATCCCCGCAACAACTCAACTTGCAAACTTTTAGGGCTTGCAATTTGAGGTGCGGGGTCTTGAATTGCTTGATTTACTGCTTCGGCATCAGACGCTATTGATTTACTCATGTACTACTCCTACTAGTTAACAATTATTATTTATGTAATGTATCAGCGAATTGCTGCGATGTTATCAATTTCTGATTGGTTCCAAGCGATGTAAAAACCTTCGTGGTGGAGGGTCATTTGTTGAATGAGGATTCCGTTGTCTCCAGCGTTCAATCCGTTCATTGCAAAAACTCCAGGCCAGGTGTTGAACAGTTTGAATGCCAAACGAACATTTCCTGGCTTGATGCTTTGACCTTCACCAACAACGTCACTATCTAGATACGATGTACCAGTTCGTGTGTATGGGTGGTCGTAAACTTTTACAATGATGTCACAACGGTAGTCACTGTCGCCATTGGACTGAGCCAATCCAGCACTACCTGTAGGGACGCCCTGTTGCCAAGCGTGAATAAAGGTTTGCCAGTTCCATAGACCTTTGTCTCCATCTCCAGCAGTTCCACCTTCGGTAGCAAATACGCCACGTGAGAATGAAACAGGTGGGAAGTCTGACTGACCTACCATCTTGTGTGGGTGGGTATTCATTCCACCTTCACGGTAAGCAATCAGTTCATTGGTGACACTGAGGCCACTCATTTCCATAAAGCCCAATTTTGGAAGGTTCGGTGCATGGGTCTGAAGACCACTGCTTGGAACAATCTGAATAAGGAACTTAAAGTTGCGTAGTGGGTCTGTGCGTGTTGCTAAAGCCATGGCTTCTCCTTACACATTCTCAGCGGCTGAAGTGCCACCTGTGAACTGTGTTACGTTGATTACGATAAATTCAGCAGGCGTTTGCAAAGCAACACCTACTTCAATTCGGACTTCTCCATTTTCAATACTTGATTGCGTGTTGTTTGACGAATCACAAATAATGTAGAACGCTTCCGATGTAGTACGTCCCTTGAGTCCACCAGCAGCCCAGAAAGCCGACAGGAACTTTGAAAGGGTGCTTTGGATACTGGTCCAAAGTCGTTCGTTGTTTGGTTCAAACAGTGCAAACTGTGTAAGCAACTTGCTTTGAGCCTTAATGTAGTTGAGACTACGGCGAGTTGGTACAAACTTTGTAATGTCTGTTTTCTTCAAGGTACGAGCACCATTGATAATTACACCACTACCTGCAATTGCCTTTAGGGTGTTTACATGGCCTGAGTACAGTGAACCTTCTTCCGCTTCTGTGAATTTGGTTTCAACACCAAATGCTCCACGGACATCGTAAGCGTATCCAGCAGGAGCCTTGGCTACCGTTCGTTCAGTTTCTACACGGCTGTACAAACCAAGGATTGCACCACCTGGAAAAGTTGAACGAATAGATGCGGTTCCAGTTTTTGCTGGGTCAACCATCATAAGTTTTGGATAATACACAGCGCCATAAGACGAAGCGTTATAACCAGACACTGCGGTCAAAGCATCGGCACCAGAAGTTACTGTTGCTGGGTCAATTACTACAAAAACGTCACCACGACCTTCTGCATAACTCAAAGTGGAGTTAACAATTGCAGCAGTAGTCATTCCTGGAAGGTTAAGAACTAATTCTTGGCTTACAAGGTCCAAACGACTTACTGCGTTAGACCACTGAGTGCTAGTTTCAGTTCCGTTTGCAGCAGTTCCATCACTACCACTTGCAAAAGCACTGGCAGTTACAGTTGCCAACGTATAACTAGATGTGTATACAGCAACAGCAGAAACAGATACGTATGTGGAGTAGTTGTTAACAATGGTAGATACAAAACGATTAGAAGCAGGGTCTAAACTAAGTTCTGACCATCGTTCAACTTCTACGCCAGAAAGAAGAATAGTTAATGTAAACGTTGGTGTATTTCCTGTTACCAAACCAGCAGTAACAGTTGCGGTTAGGCTATTGCCCCAAGCACCTGGGTTATCTGCTGAAAGTTTAAATACAGTAGTTGATGAACCACCGTTAACAGTTCCTGTAATGTTTACAAATGCAGTTGATGCAGCAGTTGTAGTAGTTCCGTTGTACACACGAGAAATGTACGCATTGCGACCACCATTAGCAAAGTAATGGTAGACAGCGTAAGGAAGTTCGTAAGATGAACTCAAATCACCAAACAACGCTTTGTAAGCGGTCCATGAAGTTACCAATGTTGGAGTGATTGGTCCTCGTGCAACAGGCCCAACAAAAGCAGCGGCAACTGTAGACGCACCAGTAGCAGCCGTTGTTGAGAAAGGACCTTCGGTGACGTAAACCCCTGGTCGTGTATATGCTGGCATTATTGCTCCTTAGAAAAAAGATACTTTGCTTGAAAGTGTTTGCTTACCATTATGCCTCAAATAGTGTTCAGCCGCTTTAGGTGGGCAATGCGCCCGACGGTGTGCTCTGGATAGTAATATTCGTAGTTTGAACACTACGAACACCTGTAAGAACAGATGAAGGTATTTCAGCCGACATCTGAACTGTATAAACTTTACGAAAAATACGCTTGCGATAACCTGCTTCAGGGTCAAGAAGGTCAGCCGTAGTCCAATCAAGTAGGTCTAAACGGCGAATAGTGTTGTCAGCAGGAATCTCAATGAAGCCCCTTCTAAAGGGAAGGGTTCTAATTAGCATCTGTTGTGACAATTGACGGTCATGCAATACTGTTCTTGTAAACGTAGATATCTGGTAAAGCAGGTCTACAGGAACAAATTCGTTTGCTTCTAATAAGGCGTAGTCGTCTTTGTTGGTGATGAAGTCAAAGTTTGTGGAGTAACTGGGCCAGTAGTACATGGCGTCTGGTCCAGAGGACGCTCCCAGTCCGTCAGTTTGGTAGTAAATAGTATTCTCAGAATGCTGGCGATTGCGAGCGTGAACAATATCAATATGCTCAATAGTAATAAAAGGATATTCACGTTCGGTTTCACCTTCTGGGTAACGGAAGAAAACTTGTACGGGTCTAGCGGCATTCCTATCATCATACACGGTCATGCCGTTAAATAGTTTCTTTAGAGCCTCGTCTTCAGCGAGCAAAAACCCAGTACGACTCATTTGTACTTGTCCTTAAGGATGTTGTCAATCCTTTTTGCCACACTTTCCCCCAAATCTAATTCACGGTCTTTTACAAAAGAACGGATTAGTGGGGCTGGAGCATTTCGCCCTGGAACTCCATACTCCAAATCAGTGGCCTTACGTGATTCTTTTTTATCTCCTGGAATACCGTGTACGATGTACTCAGTAGCCGTATCAAAATCTACGGAAAGAGCACTACTTAGGTTTGACCAGCCAGCGGTAGAATCATAAGCGTCTTCTTGAAGCATTGATTGTTCTTCCCTAAGTGTTTCTTGTAAAGCAATTGCAAACGCTTCTGGAAACTCATTTTGAAGAAACTTAGCGTAATTTACAATGTCAGGAAGACCTTGTATAAAGCCTTTAGAGTATTGGGGGGTATACGCAATAGCATCGCTCATAACGCTCCAAACTCTAGGCAAGTGACCCCTTGACGCTCATCAAGGTTATATGAAGTTTATCAAAGATTAGGAAGGCTGGAAGGCCAAGGAAGGTTATAAATAGAATTAAATGTCATGTTTGGGTCAAATACAAATTCTTGCTGATAGTAGACTTCTAGACCTTCAATCACAACCACAATGTCGTCTTTAGCCCTACCACGAATCTTATAGGAAGTTACTGTAAAGTATCTTCCATCGTATAAAAACATGTCGTTCAAGTGTCTGCGATATTCCCATGGTTCTGAAACGCCTGCGGAACGAAATTCTTCTACGGATGCCACAAAGTTAGTTACTTCTACAGGTTGACGACCTTCAGGAATAGAACGCTTTTGGTCTTCAGTTTCGGTAATCATTAGGACTGGGATAACAACTCCCGTTTTGTACTTACGCCCACCTGTTCCATAAACGCCTTCGTCGTAGACGTCATCAAACTTTGAACCCGCACTGGCTGCACCAAGTGGCAAGAATTCATACCAAATAATAGATTCACCAACGTGACGGGCGTACTCCCGATAACGCTTTTGGATTAAACCTAATTCAGTGCGAACATCCATTAGTAAAACGCATTCGTGGTAATACCAATTGGTGGGTCTACGTCTACAAAGACGTCCTCACGCAATGGTTCTTCTACTTGATACTTAATATGTTGGTTATCTTGGTCTGGGAATATGCGCTCAATTGGGCCATAGTCACCAAGTTCTTTTGCTTTGTAAATAGGTACGTAGCGGTTAGTAGTACGAGAAACACGGCGAAGGTTCATTACCTCTATGCGCTCAGGTCCAATATTAAGGGCTTTTGCATTTGTGCGATACTCTTGTTCCCAACTTTCAATTAGGCTGCGAACCATATTGTATCGCTGACTTCCTGGAATGTGTACAGACTCTGAGGTCATTACGTCAATATCACGGCTATACTCCGTCATAAGCGCCCACAAAGCCCCTAGAAGGGCTGCTATACCCACTACGTCAATAACTGCTGGAGTAGCAAGTTCTAATGGAATATCAAGGTTGTGACTGTGTGCTTCCATAGCGTGTTTAGCATAAAATTCAAGGTCACTTGGAAGTACCCATTCATAGTGGTAACCCTCAACCATAAGGCGACTATTGGCAGGAGGGGTACTATTTAACCGAACAATGCCATTTCTTTGGTCAAGACTAAAAGCCGACGCAGCCAACTCAACAGGTGTATTGGATGTGTATATGGCAATGTACAAAGAATCTTTATCAATGTTAGGGTGGCCTAACTCAAATGTTCTTGTTTGTACATCAAAAGCAGTTTGAAAGAACTTAGGGAAATCACGAAGGAAGTTACGGGCAATTTCAACAACTTCAGACAATACTTCGTTAGTAGTGCTCATACAATTTCTCCTCTAGAGTCGGTTCCTGGAAGGGTGTCTTGTTCTGGGAAATTGACGCTTGGATGTTCGTCCCTTTGTCGTTTTGTCATAGTCCTACGAATACGGGTAATATCCGTTACGGTTCCAGATGGTCTAGGGATTGGTCGTTCTTCCACTGTCCAATTGTACTAGGGTTCATAACCCTGATTCTTATTAAAGTTATGCAGGGTTGCTAAAGGTACCAGTTTTTTTATTGTAAACCCATCCCTGCATGATGTCTGCTTTAATTTCATCAGGAACGGGCACAATGGTGGGGCCTGACGACATTATGGCGTTAATCATTTCCATGTCTGTGTCCACTCTGTGCATCCATACTACTTCGCCATCTAGCACGTAAGCATAAGCATTATATGGACGGTTTAACATGTCTCTAGGTTCTTCCATGTTTAAAGCCTAACAAAGAGTTCCACAGGTTGCACAGCATGAACCACCACAGGTGTACCAACCACCAATAGAGGTCCATTCACTGGTAATAACTGTAGTTCCCTGCATACATGGAGCGTTGCTTGCTACATAGTGAAGTATGTCGTAACAAGAGATTGACGATGGTTGCCCACCTCCAAATATTCCACAAGTACCGCAGTTACCACCTTCTGTAGTCGTATACGAAGAACTGTATGAACAGGTTGGGTATGCGGTACCAGTTCTAGTTGCCGTTGTTGAGTTTAGGTAGCCAGTTTTAGTAGCAGTAACTGATGCAGTAGCAGACGAACCGTTAGACAAACCAGACACAGTAACTGTGTTGGTTGTTCGTGAAATACTTCCTGAGTTTGTACTCAGTACATAGGTAACGGTGGAATCGTAATTAGTGATAGTAAAGGTAAAGCCACCATAAGCACCTGAAGCAGTACTTAGTGTAGGAGTGTCAAGACCTATTGCTCCTGAAGCAGAAACGATTCCAGGAATCATATATCACACTACAATGTTTCCGATAAGGACCCAACTGTTAGTATCACGCTTGATTAGCGTTGCAGCAGCCCAACGACCATTTAATTTAGTCTTACTGCTTTCTGAGGTTACTGTGACACCAGAAGCGCCTTGTATAGTTACTTGGCCTGTATTGGTTTGTAGTAAATCAATTCGGTCACCGATTGCAAAGGCAACCGCACTATTTAAGGGGACTGTGACGGTAATTGGAGAAGTGTTACTAAGTTCAACCATTCCACCTAAGTCACCTAATCCAAGTGTATAAGTTGTCCCAGTTTGTTGGTTTGCTACAGACCTAAACCCAGCCTGTGCTGCACCAGTAGCAAGTTTTCCAGTGGTAATAGCACTATCAGCAATATCTGCTGTAGCAATAGTTCCATTAACAATGTCTGCTGAAGTAATACTGCTTGCAAGATTCAGTTTGCTGTAAGCAATTGCGGCTGAAGCGCTTACGTCGGCATTTACAATTGAAAGGGTTGTTTGCGAAGGAACAAATGTTCTTTTATCAATAATGTCATTTGACACAATTGATTGACTTGTCCTTCGGTAGATAGCAGCAAGAACCACATCGTTGTCGGTAATTGTTGGGAAAGTTGGGTTGGTTGTGCTTGCGGTACCAGTGATAAAGGTAACGGTAACTGTTCCAGTAGCCAACCTAGCAACTACTAAGTCAAAGCGGTTTCCAGTAGATGGAGCCGCAGTTAAAGCCAAAGCAGCGTTAGCAGAGACAGCGTAAAAAGCATCATTCAGGTAGGCCGTTCCAGACGAAACTGAAACAGTGCTACCTGATGATGCCGTTACTGCACAACCAGTAACAATTCCTTTACGACGGTTTCCAAGAACCTCAAAATCAAGACGGTCTGGTTCTGATTGGTCTAAACCAGATTTATCTGTATCTGGTGCGTTGGGAATTGTAAACCCAGGCATGTTACTCCTTACAGAGTGTCGTAGATGTTTCCGTAATTCTTCAGATGGTCAAACAATTCTTGTGGAATGTTAAACGTTTTACCATCCACAAAATTATACACTTTGCCACCCCAGTACATGTTCCAAGTTCCCTTGATACGTGCTTGCTTAAGGTCGCTTCCTTTTTCAGGAACAGGCACTGCAATTTCTTCTGCTTCTTCAATTGGTTCAGCAAATTGATTAGTTTTCTTTGTCATGTTTTCTCCTAGTGTTGTACGTGTAATGCTAAAGGGGCGATGGTAGTTTACACCACCATCGCCCCTTGATTCTAACCTCTAAAGATTAGAAGGTGTCGTTAATTGCTCCACCCTTGGTGTTCAAAATCACACGGGATTCTGCGGTAATTACGCCGAAGCCCCAGATTGCGTACCAAGCAAGACCATGCTCACGACCAAAGTCAATGACGCCACCGTCACGGAGTTCAACTGGCAAGGCGATTGCCTGACCAAATGCGTTGTCACCGATCATAATTGCGCTGTATGAGGTTGCGGTTGGGTCTTGGTAACCAGCGGTTCCTGGAGCCAAGTCAACAATGCTTGTGCCACCCTTAAGAACTTGGGTGGTTTCAATGAATACTACGTCGTAGATGCGACCAATTTCACCGAGCATGAAGTTGCCAGGAGCGGCATACTTCGTTACTTCAATAAATTCAGGCCAGTCACGGAGCGAACGGCTTTGTGATGGGTGAACGAAGCAAACGTAGGTGTCGCCAAGGCGTGGGATGTTCTGACCTGCAAGTACTTCAACAGCATCCTTAATGGTTGCTGGTGAGAGGTAGCCAGGAGCCGAAGCCGAACCTGCTGCCGAGTACTCGTAAGGAGCGATTGAACCACGGGTAGAACCGTTGGTCTTGCGACCAAAGACTACCGACGGAGCAACTGCTGCACCACCACCGAATGGAACGCCTGCGGCGTACAAGGTGTTGCGTGCCTGTACGTCCATGGACTGTGCCATGTGACGACCAAGCAAACGGCTTGACGATGCCATAACGTCGTCAAACGAAGCGTTCAAGAGAAGTTCAGTTACTGCAACCGACTTACCCTGTTCCTTCACTGTGATTTGGATTTGCGATGCCGACAATGCTGTTGGGTCCATGCGGACACCTTCAACAAGTTCTGAACCGTTGGAAGCAACATCAAGGTTGTTGTAACGCATGAAGTTGATGGTCAAACCTGGCATAACACCAAGTTCGGTCTTCTTTACTGCGAACTGCTCAAAGCGCAGAACGGGCATTGCCTGGAACAAGATTTCCTTGGACCAGATTGTTTGAATTGCAGGTGAAAGTGTTGAATCACTTGAGTAGCCAGTCGTCGTGATTGACGAGAGGTCTGCACCAGTGATAGAACCACCTGCTGGGCCTGGATATGCCATGTGTTTTTTCCTCCGTTAGGAAAGGGTTATTGGTTGTATGTAAATTCTACTAGAGTTTCTAACACCGTGTTAGAAACGACCCCTAGAAGAACGTGCGTTTAAGAGCCTGTCACGCATTTTTTGGTACTGTTCCATGGACATATTGCGGATATCTTCCGCTGTCAACGTTTGCTGCTCCGATTGAGTTTCCATTGGCCCAACGGCGGGTGCTGTTACCAGCGCCCCCCTCAAGTTTCCACGCTGTTGCGAAGACGCTTGTTGGATTGATTCCAGAATAGCAGAACTTCGTTCACGAAGTACGCTGATTGAGTTTTCAATTTCTTCTACCGTATTTCCAGCAACGAGGTCAAGAAGTTCAGGAATGATTGATTCCTGTTCTTCCTGCACACGGCGCTGTAGGTAAGAGATTAATTGCTGATGCTCACGCTCTTTTTCAAGCAAAGCAGCAGAAGCCTGACGCTCTGCTTCAATAGCATCTAGGCGAGATTGCCAATCATTTTGCATAGCATTTATTTTTTGATTGAATTCATCTTCACGCTTAATCAAAAGTTCTTTAGCAGAGAGTTCTTCAACTTCACGCTGACGAATGATTTCAGCCTCTTTACGAGCCTGTTCTTCAGCCTTTTTAATGGCTTCTTCACGCTCTGCGGCAATAACAGCCATTTGTTGTTCCATGCTCTTTACACGGTTGTCAGCATCTTCAAGACGCTTGTACATCTTGTCTTTTTCTTGCTGACGGATTTTCTCAACATCATCTGGTGTGAATGTTGGAGTTTCTTTTGTAGCAGGCACTGGGTTACTTACTTCCTGTGCTGCTTCTTCAAATAGGATTACATCCCCTTCAGGGGTATTCTTCTTACTCATATGTACTACCTCGTTAGTTGGGCTTATTAGGGCTTAATTAATGTTCTGTATTATTCTTCGTCTGGGACTCTACGTTGTGCAAAACGAGCACCGTAGGTCCTGCTAACCAATTGATTCATCAAATCGGCTTCTACAGGATTTACTGCCGTTCCTGGCATTGGTCCTGAAGAACCCTGTGCAGATGATACATCAGAACCACCTGCGCTTGCTGGCTGTGGACCTCCCTCTGTTGGGAGCATTCCTGTTGCCATCATTACCGCCTGACCAATCTGCGAGCGGAGCATGTCCAAGGCTCCTTGGTCTATAGCGTCGTCCATAAGTTCTTCAAAGATTTCAGACATCTTCTCGTTCGGGAACTCCTCACCGAGGATTCTAAGAGCGCCACGCTTGGATTCCAGACCCAATGCCATCTTTGACTGTACTTCGTTAAGTTTGATAAGCACATCAACAGGCAACGGTTCAGGCCAATGAACCTCTGTTTTATAAGTCAAAGGGTCCATTGGGTCTAGTTGTGGGAGGTTATCCCGTTCCATTTGGGCTGCTTGACTTGGGTCATACATCAGCATTTCTGGTCGGAATATAGCCGCAGTACGAATAATGATTTCGTTTAGACGCTCAAGACCCTTTGTAAAATGAATCTTTTTCATCATGAAACGATTCATCATTGGCTGGTACTGAATAGCCAAAGCAACACCAGAAGTGTTAGACACTGGTTGTGCTTGTCCTAGAGCAGTCTCAGGTACTCCAGTAATCTCGTGCATTGTGCGCTTTAGGAAGTTGACATACTCTAAAGCACCAGCCATCTCTCCACGAGATTCAAGGTTAAATACACTAGCGTCTTTTGGAAGACCAGCCCAAACTTTCTTAGGTCCACGCTCTAATTGTGAAGCCTTAGCGCCTGTAATAATCGTTACAGGTGCGGCGTGATAGTTGATGATGTCAGAAACTTCAATCATCTTCTCATTAAGTTCACGGTTAAGAGGAATGATGTCCCAGATATCTGACTGACCCCAAGGCGATGAAGAAATCGTTGCGTTTGGAATATGCACGATTGGGATAGTCCCAAGAGCATTAGGGTATTGGTCAATCAATTCATCGTTGATGTACTGTTGAACCATTTCCTCTGTAAGGATTTCTGTAAAGGTGTATACCTGACGAGTACCTTCTGGAGATGTACCCCAGAAACGATACTTAAGTTTAAATCTAATAATTCTGTCACGGTCATGTGGATGATATTCAGGGAAACAGTGCGCTGGGTTCAACGGGATAATGCGAATACGACCCTCGTTGATGATTCCCGAAGCGTCTTGATACGGTTCCTCATAGGCAACCTTAACAAAAGCATCACCAGTTACAGAAGCAAGTTGTCCTAATTCCCACAAAACATAGTGTTTATTGTTGTGCCCTTCCCATACTTTGTGGAGAAGGTGTGGAATGATTGCACCGTTTTGCTCAGGTACTTTGAATTGAATACCTTTACCAAAGCAAAAGTTAGTGATGTAGTCCGACATAGTTCGGACATAATTCATGTAGAACTGTGATTCGCCCATCTCACGGCGGTACGACCAGTGATGTCCTAGGTACCACGCCCAAGCCGAAGCATATCGGTTTAGACGTGGACCATGGACTTCAAATTCTTCGTCGGCAAGTTCTACTAAGCCAAGCGGAGAGATAGATACAGTAAGGTCACTAGATGCTGCTCTATATGAGGGAGACCAGAAGTCAATCGGCATTAGTTACCCTTTGCATGGAAAAACGAAGTAATAAGATATTACTTCTTTTTTGCTGCTGTTGTTTTCTTGGCTGGAGCCTTCTTTGCAGGGGCAACATCCTTTTTGACAGGGGCAAAGTCAATTGCCTGAGTAGCAACCTTCAACAATAGAGCAGTGTTTTTGTCACCAATTTTGGTGGAAACTACCGACAAAGCGGTAGCAACTACTGGAACTAGCAAGGCAATGAGTTCTGCCGAAAGGTTGAACTGAGTGCCTACGTAGGTCAATACACCAAGGGCTGCACCCTTGATTGCTGCATCTGCGTGATTTTTCTTAAGGTCTGACATGATTTCTCCTAAGTTGTGTACTTTGATTATACAGGCTTGCGCCTTTTGTTGTTTGCCTCACACTCTTGAATGAATGTTTGGTATGGTGCGCCAGTATGGGGGTCATATTTGGCAGCGATAGTGAGAGCCTTTAATGCAAGGGTTTTTGACTGCTGAACAGTCAGTTTTTTATTGTTTGCTAAGACTTGCAATGCACCCAGCGCATAGGCAGAACCAGACCCTATGGTGTAAATACCACTGGCATCAGAAGCCCAAGAGTAATCCCCATCAACTATGTAAATAGTACCGTTGATTACTACGAGGATGCTTGAGCCTTGTTCTGCGATGTGCTCTTTGTTTTCGTTGAGGTCTGGGATTGAGTAGCCTTGTGCATCAAAGCATTCACGGAGTGCTGGTATAAACTTTGCCGTAAAGAACTGGTCAAGTTTCTTCCCTTTAAGGTTTGGCGGTGGTGTTGGCGGTTGGAACACATGATGGAGAATGTTGATGGCCCGTACATCTCCAGCAGCACCGAGTAAATATTTTCCATTAGTTGATACCTTGCTAGACCCTTCTTTGAGTGTGCTTATCTGGGATAGACCACCAGCGAACATGGTAGAGATACGTGAATCTACGCAGATTACTGCGAATCCATCTCCCTGCACACCCACAATGGTAGTCATGGCTATTCGGCTGAGTACTCAGTGCCCTGATAAATAGCCCAGCCATTATAGATGGGAATTACGTCATATGAGAAGCGGTGAGCGCCATCGTCTTCGTAACGAACAACACCCAACCCTTGTTGCCAATTTTCATGGCGAGTCAATGGGCGTCCGTCAAGGTCTACGCCGCCTTTAGTAGACGGAATGGCTCCATCAATTCGGGCAAGGCAACCAGGTGAAGCCGCCATGATAGTGCGAGGACCATCAAAGTCTTCACGAGTTTTGAATGCCGTTTCAATGCGGTGAATATGCCCATAGATAACACTTGTCTTCTCATTGTTGAGATAAACATGTGCAGTTGAGCCTGACGACTTTACACGGTCACCGTGAATGATTCGCAACTTCTCATTGACCCAATAGTCAGATGCTGGATAACCTGGACGATATTCAATTCCAAAATCGTCCATACGGCAAAGGTATGGAACTGAAAGTACAGGCCATGAGTCTGGAGTATTACCTTTACGAAGACCATAAGCAGCAGCCGCATTTTGCACAAGGTACTTAGGCATTCGTTCTTCATGGTTTCCTGCAAGCCAGATAATCTTTGCTTCAGGAGCAGCAGCACGAAGTTGAGCGCAGAACAAGGTTGCACGGTCAATAGATGCTTGAGTAGTTTGTGCATATGCAGGGTATGTCACATACTTACCCATCTCAGGAAAGTCAAGGTTGTCACCTACAAGAACAATGGTTTCTGGTTGTAAATCTTTAGCAACCTTTAGGCAAATCTCTAATGCCTTTTCATCATGTGTAGGTTCTAGTTGCCCTTCACGATTTCGGTAATAACCAATTTGAATATCTGGTGGAACTAAACAAGTCTTAAAGGTCGTTGCTTTCTTAGCCTTTGCTTTAAATGCAGGCAATTTAATTGCTGGACCTTGTTGGACTACAGGCCACTCAGGACCAGTTTCCCACTTGGGAGAAAACTGAATTGCAGCAAGGTCATGAATTTGTGCTTCACCCTCAGAGTCTTTAGTAAGTGCTTGGTAAAGTTTTACACGTTTGATATCACCAATTTCGTTGATATCAATGTTTTTACTTTCAAGCATTTCAACCAATTTGCCAAGCAATTTGGTCTTATCTTGTGCAGGCGCACTTAAATCATTTATCAGACTGGTCACAGAAACACTCCTTGTTTACATGTCGTTGTACAGTACTTACACTAATGCCATATCCGTGACTACGCAACACCTTAGAAAGCCATACGGAACTGTAGACCTTGTTTTTGGCTTGTGCGCTATCGTTACGGATAGTCTCAATTGATTTATTTAATTGCTCACGTTCCGCATCAGAGATGTCTAACAGTATCCTGCCTAATTTGCAAGGAGTTGTTTTTACACTTCGTAATGGGTTTTGTAAGTCTTCTATTAACGATTCTTTAGACAAATTGTGCTCCAAATTGTATTCGGGTAACTACACTGCTTTCTGTTGCTGCGTAAACTCTACCACTGCTGGGGGAACATTGTTACCTGCTACATAGCGCAAGTGCCAAGGTTCTTCAGGGACAACTTCCCATGAGAAGCCAAACAATTTAACATTAGCAATGAGCCAGTTCAAACGCTTAGGTTCGGCTGCTGAATGCACGTCAACCGCCAAGCCAAGGTTATGCTGCGATTTTCCTGGGGTAGCCAAGGTCGCCATGCCCTTCTTCAAGTACCACGTCTTGCCTTCAAAGGTCTTGGTCTTACCAGTTCCCGTATCCTCAAGGCTGTAGCGTTGGAGGAATCCTTTTTTTTGCAACTCGTATTCTCTATATGTGTCGCCTGCGGAAGTCGGTTTTAGTTCAACACCCTCAGATTTAGCCTTAGCCACCATAGCAGCCCATGCGTCTGCGGCAAGATGGTGTAACCTTCCACCGCCTACGGCAGGCTTCAACAACTTATCTGGAAGTTTTCCAGGTTGTACCCCTTGTAAGTCAAGAGGCATTTTTACAGGAACAATATAATCCCAAGCAACTTTGCTCATTTTTCTTCTTTATCCTTCCCGTCAACTTTGTTGAACACGGCGTTGATTTCGTCAAGACTAAGTTTACCATCGTCAAGGAATGCCCTAGACAAACCTTCTACTACAAATGCGACCCCAGCAATACCAGCCATAAACATGGCTTTCCACAAAGGAACGCCAGCGATGGCTCCTGCACCAATTACACCTAAACCAGACGCTGCAAAAGTTGCAAGAATTCGTAATAGAATATTTTGAAGTTGTTTCATTTCTTTCCTTTATCCATGTGCCAGTCAATGTGGCTGTTTAAACGACCTGCTACGTTTTCAACACCTTGACGAACTTTGCGAAGTTCGGACATTACGTTTGCGTGGTCTTGGCGATTTTCTATTCTGAAATTCTTGAATTCCCGTATAAGAAAACCGACTCCTGTTCCAACTACGGGTATAGCAGCCGCAATAATGATTGCCCATGCGTCACTCATCTATAGGTCCTTTTAGGTCGGTCAAGCCCTTTCCATGTAACCCATGTACGAGCCTGAAGTCGGTTAGGATTAGTTATTCCTAGTTGATTTGCTACGTGCATATATGCGTTTTTAACAGTGTCATATCGCCCGTAAGAATCAAGTCCAAGGTCTTCTTTGTTATATACATGACCAACTGCAATGTTGTGAGCATGTGTATCTACAGTTAAAAAATGTGGATTATTTGGGTCTTTAATATTGTGATAAAACTGACCAGTCTTAATTCGCATAGGAAGCACATCCTCTGGATTTTCTCCACTGCGAATTCTTAATGCTTTTATAGCATTTTGACCAGTTAATCCTCTGATGTCTCCACTTTTCATAACTCTTTTTGCAATTTCTAAGTTATTAGTCCATTCTTTTTGAGGACTTGCAGCAGCAATAATTCCAGCACCCATATTTAAATCACGTGGAGATAGTCTGTCAGCCTCGTCTTGCGCTATGTCGTACCATTCATCTCCAGCCTGCACTTGTTCTGGAGTAGCCATTTGAGCAATCGTCTTAATGTTGTGCCTTAAATTGCCTAATTCATGAGGTCTTAAATTTTTGCCTTCAATACCAATAAAGTTAGAGCCTTCTGCTGCATATACAGGGCGTAAACCGTGTTGACGGCTAAACAAACGTGGGTCTACAGCCATTAGTTATTTCCTTTTAAGTGCTTTAATTCTTGATAGTCATACTTACGCTGTAGGTCTAACTCATTAATGTTTTGAGGGTTAGCCTTGTTATACAAAAATTGAGCACGATTACGCATACGTTTTGTATCAATAAAACGAATGCGAGGTTGTACACCAGCACCTTTTAGTTTGGTCATTGGCCTGTGCGGTTTAAACGCATCTAGTGGGTCTTTTACAATTTGAGCCGAACTAGATTCACGACGGGCAGACTGATATTTGTTTCCAATAAAGCCTGTTCGCCCACCTGGAGATTTTGCTACATACTTATTTTGAAAGTTGTAGTCATAACCAAGGTTTCTGCCTGTGTGTTGGTCGGAATAAAACTCTGACCAACGAGCACGACGCATTGCAGAAAAGTCGTATAATCCACCACTTCTTGGGCTACTTGCGATAGGGGACCCAGAGATACCAGAACTTAATGATAAGTTCAGGCGTCTAGGTTCCCCACCACGCATAGTGTGCCGCCAGTTCTACTGGCTAATCAGTCAAATACGACTGTTGGGTTTGGACGGTTCATGTGAGCGCCTGAGTTCATTTCACGCTCAAATTGTGGCATGCCGTCGCCTGCCATTGCACCTTGTACAAAGTCTGAAAGAACTACAGGAGCCTCAATCCACGAAGCCGAACCAACATGAGCACGCTCACGCATGGTGTCTTCAGGGTGCTTGTAGAACATTTCTGGGTTGTTGTGGTTCTGACGACCAGGAGCCGATGCAGTGTCAACATATGCACCTACAGCAAAATCGTTAGGTACGTCTGTGTCTGTTGCTACACCTTCTTCAAAGCGAAGCGGTCCTTTGTTTCCAGGAATGCTTGGTGCGTAGTCAGTTTCAAACATGACTGGCGAACGCTCTGGGAACATTGGTGCTGGTGATACATTCATTATGAAATGCCTCCAAATAGGGGATTTAACTTTCTACTACTGTACCATTTTTCATAGCACCATTATCGGAAAAATGGTGACATACCCACTTGGACCTCTGGCATTGTCTCAAAAACTGTCATGGAACAAGCCAAAGCAAGGGAGTCTGGATAGTCGTCAAACGCACCTTTTTCTTCTGGTGCGGATGCTAAAAGGTAAGGACCTTTGTACACCTTTTCAAGGTCTGACATTTGTTGATTAAATCGTTTCCAAGTTCTGGTACGGCGAGCCTTAGAGTGGGCTGGAATAATTAACTGTTCACGTTGAATTAGTTCTGTTAGGTGAACCCAGCGCTCGTGTTGCGCTTTGGCGTCAGAAGACACAGCAAGTACATCTATATCAGGCATCAGTAATTGGAGTCGTTCTGCTACAGCACCACCAACACCCTGTGAGTCTACGCCCACACGAAGAACTTCATAATTTCGTAGGAAGTCAATGATTTCAAAATATTGACTTTCCCATTCTTGGTTATTAATTTCCAACCAGTTGAGAATACGGTGTTCGTAAAACCCAAATGGGTCTGGGTGGTCCCAATCAACCCACACAACGGTTACTACTGTAGAGTCGGTTTGTCTTGCTACGTCAATTCCTACAACTACCTGAGTACGCCACCATTGTTTTACAAGTGGCATGGATTGGTCATACAACCGTTCCATTCTTTCTTCGGTAATAAACATACCCTTTTCAAGAATCCATTTATTACAGTACGACATTTGGAATTCGTCTGAATCTTCACCGATACGCATTTTTTCTTTAGCAATAAATTTTGCATAGTTAGGGTTGTATTTAGATGCCATTTTGTGGTCGTACTCAAAATGGGCTTGGCGATGTCGTTTTCCACCGTTTACAGCACGACGCTTGTTGAATTGAATCATCTTATAGAAGTAAGATTTATTACGATTAGCCGTACCAGTCAGGCAAATACTTCCGTTGTTAAACGCCAACATTGGTTTAATTGACTTAGCAATCATGGTTTCGTCGGCTTCTTGAGCCTCGTCAATCATGACAAAGTGATAAGTTTTTGATTCAATCTTTGCTTTAGGGTTACAGGTTTGCATACGGCAAAGGGAACCTGCGTGCTTTAAAGTGATGATGCGACCCTTACCACGAGTACCACCCGATGCTGCTTTATCGTCAATTTCTGGGTCAAGCAAAAACTCAAGGGCATGGTCACTTGTAAGTTTGCTGACGATACGGCTAAACACTGTATCTGCTTGGTCTTCGGTTGGGGCAAACACTCCGCACCAAAAACCTTTCTCAAACTTAGATAACCATGTTGGATATACGGGAGCAAGTTTTGGAAGAATAACCATCATGGATGCCATTACTGCTGACATTACTTCTGACTTACCAGACTGACGAGTTGCAATAATGGTAAGTTCGTCACCATCTCCCAAAACAATTGACTCAATCATTCTGTATGCAATAGGTAACTGGTAGGGAAAGAATTCTACGTCACAGAATTCTTCAGTGAAAACAATGAGTCTATTTACTAGCCCATCAATGAACTCAGCAGAGGTCTCATCAAGTTCCTCTGCTAATTCTTCAATGTCTAATAGACCCTCGTCTTCAATTTCAAGCATCGTTTCTTCTCTCTAGTTCTGTATACAAATTGTTTAATATGGTTACTAATTCTCCCACTTCTTTGATATCCCCGTTGTGATAACGCCATTTATCAAAGGATGAACCAAGTTCCATAATCCCTGTATCAAACCAAGACATCAGTGATGGGGTGTCTAAACGAGCAATTCTTGCTGGAGTTGCTGGTTTTTCTTCTTTCTTTTTCCAGAACATTACCAATTTCCTATTTCTGTTGGGTCATAATTCAAGTGACGACCACCTACAGCAGAGAGTAAACCTTCTTCTTCATTATTTACTTTGTGCTTTTTACAGACGCCAATTTGGAATATGTACTTTTTAAATTTGATTTGTATTCCTTTACCTTTTCTCCAGTAACCACCAATTTCATGTACCCATGCTTTACACACTCGTGGAGTACTTTCATTTGCGATGTCCCTGTAAATCCAGTAAATCTTTCCAAAACCTTGTACTACGTTTAGTTTTTTCATTATCGTTGTAGTCTAATACCTGCGTTGTCAGTTCCGCTGTTCTGTGGGATACCGCCCATATACCCTCCGACTTCTTCACCAGTTGCTGGTCTACGTGGGTAACTGTTTAATATGGCGTTAATGTGATGCCCTTTAGAGTTACTACGAGCAAAATCTACGTATTCTTGATAGGTCATAGGACCATAACGCCAGTTAGGTCCTTTTGTACCATTTTTGTGAAAGCGCACATAGGCATACCCCATAATTACGCCACTAGTTTTAGCCATAGTCAAACTAGCATCTTTTACAAAAACGTGACCACATAGCCGAGTACTTGCTCCAGGACCTTGCCCATAGTTCTGTGGGTTATCTGGCTTGTTAGCAACTTGTGCAACTGCTGTTGGTTGGTAAATACCTAAGTCTTCTGTGCGTACTCGTCCATTTTCATCAAACTCTGGAACCTCACCTGCAAATCCAGCGCTTCTAGCCGCCTCTGCTGCTTCTTTTTCACGCTGTGCTGCTAGTAACTGAGGGTCATTGCCAGAGGCAATAGCCGCCATTTCATCACGCCATTTTTGTAGTGATGCAGGGTCTATCCCAGGTTTACGTCGTGCCATACGGCTATTTTACAACAAAATTACCATTTGTTTAATGGGCAAGTTGCTGCCTCAAGTTTTACTTTTGCCGCCATAAAACAACCGCATTGCTTACACTGGTTAGTTATTGGTAATAGTTCTGGGCATTTTTTACAAAGTGCCATTCTGTGCTCAGAAATAGAATCATCTACTTTTGAAGCATTTGGGTTTAACATATCCCAAGGTCGGGTAGTTCCAAGTTTTTCTTTGTACTTTTGCCATGCTGAGGTCATTGTTGTATTACCGTTGGGTCTGCTGGTTGAAATGCGTTATGTCCACGAGATTCATCCCACTTCCACCCTTCTTTTACCATTCCAGCGTACTGTTCTGGTATTTCAATAATTTGTGGTCGTGAACTAAATACAGCGGTTAGATACTCTAATTTAACGTCAACATGTTGAGTAAATACAACTTCTCCGTCAATAATAAAGGCATACCATTTAATTGGAAAATTACTTACATACTTTCCCAGGTCTGGGTCCCAGGTTACTTGTGGTCGTTCAATTTGTTCTTCCATATGTTTTCCTTGCTATTGACTAAATTCTCCATTTTCGTATTTCCATCCTACAAAAACAGCATTTAACTTATCTTCAGGAATTACAAAAACTTGAGGGTGATTATCTTGTGGACTTGTATCAATTGCTAAATCGTAATAGTGAACACTAGACACTATTCCATTGTTTACAAAAGCATATCCTTTATATGTATTCATACCTATATCCTATCCGCAGGCTCCACCGCACCCACAACAATACCATCCACCGATAGACGCAGCACATCCAACACACGGATTAGGTGAAGGATTATTGTAATAAACAATGTCATATGCAGGACAAGACCCTGAACCACAAGGAATAATCCCACAGGTTGCACCATTGCACCCTTCAGTTCCAACTGTTCCAGCACCACAAGAAACACATGCAGGTTTTGCTTGTCCAACCACGGTTGCTGTGGCTGAGTTAGAAAACCCAGACTTCTGTGCAGTTACAGAGGCCGTTGCTGTTTGACCATTAGACAAACCAGAAACAGTTACAGTATTTGTTGTCCTAGCAATAGTTCCTGCGGTTGTTGCAAGTATATATGTTGCAGTCGCATCATAGTTTGTAATAGTAAATTGAAATGCTCCGTTAGCACCATACGAATATGCGCTTAATGTTGGTGTTGTAAATGGTGGCAATGCACCAACCCACCTTGTATCTACTTGACCAGTACCTGCTCTATCAGTTCTGGGGGCTAAACTACCGCCAGATACGGATATTCCACCTCGTGTATTACGGTTAATAGACGGCATGTAAATTAAGCCGTAATGCGGTTTACGTACCCATGAATAGTAATTACGTTAGTTGTAGCAGCAAACGCTCTCACTACTCTTGCAGTTGCATTACCTTGTAAAAGTAAGCCAGGGACAATCAGATACAGACCGTTTTCAGCCGCTACGGTATACTCAATGTGACCGTTAGGTGCAGTCACTTCTCCCCACTCAATTGTCAACTTTACGTTAGATGCCGAAGTATTGACCGCATATAACCAAATCTCATCAATAGTTGTTGCAGTTGTTGATGCAGTGTGCACCGCAGTACCAGCAGTAGCGGTAGCAGCAACAAGAATACCAAGACCTGTTCCTGTAGTTCCTGCTGGTTGTAATGCTAATTTTGTAAATGTTGCCATAGTTGCTCCTAACTAAATACTCGTGCGCTAATTATTGCTTGGTCTGTTTCATATGAAGCATTTGTACCGTTAGGTCCAGTAGGTCCAGTAGGTCCAGTAATACCGCCATAAGCAAGACTATTCCAGTAAGTTGTACCATTTCCAACTTTAAACTTAGCGGTGTCTGATTCAATGCCCATTTCACCATCAGCAAGTACTGGGTTAGCAGTAGTCCACGCAGACGCAGTACCACGCCTAAATTGAATTTGAACAGCCATAGTGCTACCAGTTTACCTTATGCAATTGAAAGAGAACCAGATGTTGTAAATGTATGGATTGTATCTGTTCCATCTGTGGTTTTTGTACCACCACTAATTGTTTTACCAACCCCATCAGCGGTTGCATATCGGATTACGACAATTCCAGAACCTCCAGCGGCTCCTTGACCGTCCCCACCGTTGTAGCCACCTCCACCGCCGCCACCTCCAGTGTTTGTGGTACCAGCAGTTGCAAGAGTTGCGTTACCTGTACTTGCACCACCACCGCCTGCTCCACCCGCTGCTGCTGCTCCCATGCTACCGCCACCACCACCACCAGCATATGTAGTAGAAACACCTGTAATAGTGCTTGTTAGACCATCTCCACCTTCACTGGCGGCATCTGTATTTCCTGCTTCTGCGGCACCACCACCTCCACCTCCACGGTGATATGTGTTGTAGGCAGTTGAGTTTGCTCCTGCGAAGCCTTGACCAGCAGTACCTGCACCACCTGGTGACGTACCACTGTAATAACTTCCTTGACAGGCACCACCACCGCTACCACCAGTTTGCCCTGCTGAACCAACTCCCCAACTTCCACCACCTCCACCTCCAAGTGCTGTTACAACACCTTGAATAATGGAGTTTCCGCCCAGTCCTCCCGCCACGTTTCTATTTGGTGTTCCAGTGCCACCTGCACCAACTGTTACGGTATATGTAGTCCCAGATGTAAGTGTTGCTGTACTTGTTAAATAACCACCAGCACCACCACCTCCACCCATTGTGTTTCCACCGCCACCGCCACCGCCAACTACAAGGTAGGTCACTACAAACGAGGCACTTTGACGCATACCAACAGACCAGCCTGCTGCGGTATATACACGAACATAATTCGTATCAGTTTCAAAAATCATCTGACCAACTGTTGGTGACGCTGGTCTAGTAGTAGACGTAACTACAGCCATACCACCAGCACCAGCCGCAATCTTTGCAGTAGTCACCGCACCATCGGCTAGTTTTGCCGTGGTGATTGAACCGTCTGTTACAGCACCAAGGTTATATTTATCCTTGTTCTCTACAAACTTTAGTTCAAAGTCAAGTGGGTCCATTAGGCAGGAAGTTCTACTTCATCCCAAGTTTGTGTTGTTTCGTTCCATACGTAAGATGCTTCATGTGGGCGAGCCACGTTAGGACGGGCAACTGGGGCTTCCCATTCAGTGGTTTCTGTATCAAGTGACCATGATGGGTAAGGCTTTGGAGCAATAAATGCGTTCAAGTCTGATCGGTATGTGTAACCAATACCTGCATAACGAGCACGCATGTTGCCGTTGTATGAGGTCTGTTTCCATGTACCACCCAAAAGATTGCGACAGAATTCAGCGCCTACGGCTTCTGATTCGGTGCCCTCTGAGTCTTTACAATCATCGTTAGATACAACAATGACTCGCAATACAACATTGTCTTCGCCAAGTTCTGCAAAATGTGCCATTTAAGTTTCTCCTAGAAAGTAATACTGCCAGACGCAGTTTATACAATTGTTCCTGTAATTATACCGCACTGACTATTTGCAGCCATTACACACCACCACCGTCTACGGGAGCCATTTGAATATAGAACTGAATGATTGTAGGGTCTCCCCCATCAATCACATACTTACTGAGTACAACGTTACTGATTAGAAACCATGCAGAGCCATCGTATTCATAAACACGTTGACCAATTGTATATTGATCGCCAAGTGTTGGGGAAGACGGAAATGTTACAGCCATTGGTTACCTAAATTGCATATCCATAAACTTCGTATGTGCCAGAGATTGTCCCAACGTTAGCAATAAAACTTAATGAATCAAACGATGTGGATGCACCAAAATAACCTCCACCATTCAATACCGCATCAGGGTCGCCGTTGCCACGACCAGTTGCTTGTGTAATATATGTTGTGTTACTCGTTAACTGAGGTCCAAAAAATGTAGCAGTAACTGAACCAGTTGTAAATGGGTTTTGCAACCTAGTTAACATACCAACAGTTTGACTTGCTCCAAAACCACCAGATGTAGTCAAACCATCAGAAAACCTAGTTCCTCGTAAACCATAAAAATAGTTTGATGTTGAGTTGTCTGAACCACTAACCCTACCTCTCCACCATAAAGGGTTGGAGTCTGATGAGTTAGCAGTTAAGTTTATATTCAACATATAGTTTCTGTATGTTGCGGTAAAGGTATTATTAGGTAGACTTACGGAGTTGACCGAAGTAAAAGAACCAGATGCTATAAAGTCAATTCCTATAGGGTTTGCCCTACTCGTAGATAGGAATACCCAGCCATTTCCGTTATAAACCAACGTCCTGTCCGTGTCAGTCTCATAAATAACCTGACCGTCATATGGTGACGCAGGACGAGTCGTAGACGTACATACACCTGGTTTTATTACTGTGCTTGCACCTAAAACTGAAGAAAATGGCATTACACCCTCCACCTAATATAAATAATACCTGAACCGCCAGCACCGCCAGTGCCGCCGTTGTATGCGCCACCACCACCCGAAGCAGTATTTGCTGCTGCTGCTGTGCCGTTCAAGGTTCCACCGTTGCCACCAACACCTGAACCGCCAGTTCCACCTGTACCAGAACCACCAGAACCGCCACCGCCAGCCTTGAACAAAGACGAGCCACCGATAAAAGTGTTTAGTTGAACTCCTGTGCCACCTGCACCGCCAGTAGTTCCTGAACCTGTGCTACCTGCTGAACCTGCACCGCCACCACCGCCAGCATGGTTTACGTTTAGTGCTGTGCCTACTGCGCCGTCAAAACCTTGCATACCTGTACCTGCACCAGCAGCCGCACGACCGCCACCACCGCCACAACCACCAGCCAAACCAGGAATACGCTCTCCACCTGGGAAAGTTCCGTAACCTGGGCCGCCGCCAACAGCAGTAAGAACTGAACCCAACTTTGTTGAGTTACCAAACAAACCTGCTGCGCCACCTGCACCAATCGTAACGGTGTATGAAGTCGCATCTAAAGAAACAGTTGTTTGTTGGCTTCCACCTGCACCACCACCACCTGATGAACCGACCGATACTGTGTCGGTTCCTGTTCCACCTGCTGCACCGCCACCAAAAATATAGACATCAAATAAACCTGCTGTGGTTGGCGTAAAACTACCTGTTGCCGTTATTGCTACATACTGATAATTAAGACCGTTAATAGTTACAGGTGTTCCACCCGCAGCAGCGCCATAAGGAGTTAAAAGACGTGGTGAACGAGCATTAGATATTGTCATACTTGCCACCTAATTAATACTAAACCTGAACCACCAAGAGCAGCACCTGCTGCTTCGGAACCGCCGCCACCACCGCTTCCAGTGTTTGCTGTTCCAGCGGTTGCAGCAACACCATAATACCTGGCTCCGCTACCTCCACCACCTGTTCCTCCTGTGGCGGTTATGCTTGAACCGTAACCGCCTCCACCACCGCCACCTGCGGCATAAAATGTTGTCCCTGCTGATTGACCACGCCATGCAGACCAGTCAATTCCTGCACCACCGTTGCCGCCGTTCACCATGTTGTTGTATCCCCTATCTAGTGATGGAACTGCACCTACTCCGCCCATTCCACCGCCACCACCGCCACCGTTAGAGCCGTTATTTGGTCCAGCGCCAATACCACTGCCACCACTAAAGCCACTAACAATTGGAGCACCAGCCGCAAGGTTTGCATTTCCACCCTGACTAGGACCCAATGGACGACCACTAGCATATTTTCCAACATAGGAAATATTTCCACCACCAGCACCAATGGCAACAGCGTATGTCCCAACAGCAAAGTATGCTTCTTGAGAAATCACGATTGCTCCTGCACCGCCACCTCCACCACCGTTGGTGTTAATAGGTCCGTTTCCTGATGCTCCCCCACCCATAATCATGCAATCAAAAATCCCAGCAGTTGTAACAGTAAAAGTTCCTGTACTGGTAAACGTCAACATCGTATACGACAAACCATCAACAGTTATGTTAGATGATGTTCCACCACTACCTACACCATAGGGAAAAGTTCTAATCGTGGTGTACGTGTACGTGTACCCTTTATTACCAACGGATATACCCATTACGCTGTTTGTTTCTCCCAGCCAACGACTGTGACATTTACTTTGGCGGCTGTATCTGACAAACCTTGTAATGTCTCACCAGCGGCTAATACAATAGCGGTATCAAACACCATAATGTCGTTTGCGCCAATAGGTAGCGCAGACATGAGGCGGTTTGCGGCTGTTGCGGCTGAACCAATAGCCAATGTCACAGTACGATCAACCGTGTCTGTATTACAAATAATAATTTGTTTAATGATTTCAGCATAACCTGTAGCGGCAGTACAAATAGTAGTTGTAGTAGTTCCTAATTGAACTGGACCACCAAGTCGTGATTCGCTTCTGTCTCCGATTGCCATTTACGCTCCTATAGCCATAGTTATAATTGCACCATCAGTAGTGGTATTTAGCCCACCACCAGCCGCAACTGCTGGAACCCAGTAGGTTCCGTTCCATTGTAATACTTGACCCGTTGTTGGTGTGGGTGCTTGCACATCACCAATGTCATTTAAATACTGAATTGTAGGGATTGAGCCTATTTCTACCCATGCTGAGTTATACCTAATATACGTTTTAGTGGTGTCTGACTCAAACCACAAGTTTCCAGCAGTTGGGGACGCTGGTGGAGTATCCGAAATCGTAACACTCGCTCCACCACTAGCCACTGATGCGGCTGCCCATGTTGAACCATTGTAAGTAATTACGTTACCTGTAGAAGCCCCTGTTGTACTTAGTTTAGACAGTGCAATTGCAGCAGAAGCGTTTATATCTGCGTTTACGATTACTCCAGAAGCAATTGCAGTAACACCAGTATCAGAGATGGTGACATCACCTGTTTCAGTAACCGAAGTCGGAACTCCAGAGGCATTGTAAACAATTATGTTTCCAGCAGTACTGGTTGCAAGTTTTGACAATGCAATACCAGCAGAAGCATTAATATCGGCATCAACGATGGTGCCATTTGCAATCATAGTGCTGGTTACAGAACCAGTATCAGAGGTTGTTACAAACGTAGAAGTGTCTAGCGCCCATGTATCTGCGGCTGTCTTTTTAAGGATACCAGAGGTACCAGCAAGACCAGCAATTGCTGTAAGGTCTCCGTCAAGTGGTTGATAAGTGTTTGCAGTTACAGCAACAGTAGGAGTACCACCCTCAGAAGCAGTTCCATTGGTGAGGGTAATACCCGTTCCAGCAACTAGGTTTTGAACATAGTTACCAACAGTGTCTGTACCTAGGTTGATTGCGTCATTAACCCAAAGAGTTCCGTTGTATTTGAGGAAGTCTCCTACTGATGCAGATGTCAATGAAACATCGTGCATCCATTCAAGATGATGATTTCCTGGGATAATTTTTATTGCAATTTGTCCAGACGATGCGTGTCGTATGGTTATGAATGCAACAGCCAAGTCATGGGTTGGTCTTACTTTGGTCAACTTGCCAGCAACGGTTGGATGAGCATAGAGCATGTCACCAGCGGCCCAAGTCTCATCTCCTACCGCAAGTGCGCTTGTAACATCTCCTCTTGTATCAACATTGGTAAGTGTTCCAAAACTCATCACTTCGCCATTAACACCATTGCTGATGTTTGCTGTGACAATGCCCATTATACGAAGTTCGGAGTCTTGTAAACCTGTTACTTGAAACGGTGCAACATCTATTCTTCCGCTAGGTTCTGCGCCAACAGCACTAACTAATGTTCCTTTGAGTATGGTTGAGCCAGTATTGTTTCTGACAAGGTATACATCTGGGATGTTGCTGTTTACCCAGTTGGTTCCGTCATACATCAATCCTTGGAATTGAAGTGGAGATGTAATAACAACATCAGTAAGACCATCAAGGTTTGTAGCACCACCACTACTAACAGTGCTTGCAATAAACTTAGTACCATTAAACTTTAAAACTTGATCTGTGGTTGCACCTGTTGGGTCAATCTCAATGTTGTCTACAAAAAGAACAGGAGTTTTAAAAGTGTCGTCTGTTTGTAATACGTCAGCAGATGCACGATAAAGGTTGGTATCACCAGCCCCAGAACCAGAACCCCAAACAAGACGACCACCTGCTTCAACTTTAAGGCGAGCAAAGGTATCGGCATCAACAAAAACGGTTACAGCGTCAGAACTAGCAGATGTTAACTGCTTAACAGTAATAGGTACTGTAAATTTCTGTGCCACGACCTCAATCGCTTCCTATGTTGTGACCCCTCAAGGTCTATTTAATTGTTAACCTACTACAACGATAGTGTAATCGTTAGCAGCAATAGTGCCGTAAAGTACGATAGACAACGTGTTGCCGTTTGAACGGGTTACATCTCCAATTACCGTAGCACCAGTTGAGACTTCATAAATCTCCACTTTTACATCAGTTGTTCCAAAGTTATGGGTAACTGTGGTGGTTGAAACACCTGTGCTACTTGCAGCACAACCCTGCTTGGCAATACGAGCAAGGGAAGGAGTGCTTGTTGTGCGTCCAGTTGCTTCTGATGCTGCTGAAGCCAAGTTAGTACGAGCACCAGACTCCGTTGTTGCGTTTGTACCACCCTTGTTAACAGCAATGGTTGTTGCGCTCCACGTACCAGTTGCAACCGTACCCAGAGTAGTAATGCTGGTTTGACCAACATAAGTAGATGCAATGTCAATGCTGTCAGCGTTTACAGTAATGCGGTTAGAAGTACCTACCGCATCAATAGTGTTACCAGTCTTAGTAAGACCAGCACCTGCTGTAATTTGACCAGCACCTGAGAATTGTGCAAATGTAAGCCCTGTAACGCCTACGTTTACAGTGCCATTGTTTGTGAGAACCCAACCACTGTCTGCGTTGACAGTACCTTCTTCAACAAAGGTAAATGCACCAGGAGTTACTTCTGCGTTAGAGTCAAAGTCAGTTGCACGAGTTGGTGCTCCTGTAGCGTTAACTGTGTAAATACCATTTTCAGAAGCAGTTACTTGGTCTTTAATAAGGATTCGGTCACCAGTAGCAAGTGTTACGTTCGTGTCAACAACTGACCCGTTTACAAAACTAGTAGTAAGGGTTCCAGCAGCAGTTGTAGCGGCACGAACTGACTGCTTAACATCAAGACCTGAACGAGCGGCATCTACATAACCTTTAGTTGCGGCATGACCGTCAGCCGTAGGAGTAGCAACACTAATATTGCCGTTACCATCACGTTTGGCAAGTGTATTGACTGTAGCGGCATCAGTAGCACCATTAAGAAGGTTCCAAAAAGTGCTAGAAAGTAGACCAGCGTTGCTAGTGTCAGCAAGGTTTAAGGTAAGGCTTATTGTACCGTTAGACTCACTAACGCTAAGAGCAGTGGAGTATGTACCACTGGATTGTACGGCATGAAGCATTTTGCGCCATGCGCTACCTGAGTACACCTTGATGGTGTCTTCAGTGCTGTTATAGATAAGGCGGCCTTCAAAGTTGCCACTTGATGGGTCAGTGCCCAAAACCTCAAATTTAGCGTTGACCAGTTGATTCTGGTTGAGGTCAATATTAGTTAGAAACTTCTGAGCCATTAAAAATCCTTACGTGAGGTAGGCATAGCCTGAGAACGCTGATGAAAAGTTTACTACAACTTGTGTGGTGCTGGTATATGTGACTTCTCCGAATACAACCGTTTTTGCACTGTCAACAACAGAAACAGACGGGTAACCGCCCAAAGCATGGGTAATTGTCCATGTAGTTGTAGCCGTTCCTTGTGTGTGTATATGTCGTACTGACGTTGGGTAAACAAGGTTTAGTACTTGATTTGGGGCAACACCCGTAATACTGGCGCTTGCTTCGCTAGCAACTGTGACTGTTCCAATACTAAGGACGTTTGGAGGACCAGCAACACCTGGGTCGTGGAACTCTACAAGGTCTTTAGGTGTCTCTTGAGTTGTTACCGTTTCGGCTAACGGCTTTGTTACAACAGTGACATTTTTAGGTTTGGTGACTGTAAGTGTTTTACTCATGCGGGAGGTGCGGAAATGGCGGCTTCAACGACTAGAGCACCCTGCACTAAACAATCCCAGTCTCCAGCGCTGTCTTTTACAAATAGGTCAAACGTATACGTGCCTGCTGCAACATCATTTTTGTCTGAAATGTGCATTACCAAAGTACCACCATTAGCAGGAGCAAGGTAACCTCGCTTGCTTGCAGGAGTTAGCGCAACTACCGTTGATTCATTTGGGGCTGTGCTGTACCAGCGCAAATCAATGACCGTAGTACCTGCCGAGTTTTTGGCTTGCATAAAGGCATCTGTAACAGAGATAAGAACGCCTTCTGAATCTTTCCAAGTGAAGGTACGACGGTAATCGGTACGTTGCTTGTAGCGAATTTCCATAAAGTCCGTATCCTCCAAGGGAGTAATGTTTTCGTAAGTATTTACTTTAATTTTACCGCTAGATACAGGTTGGTATATAGCAACATTGTCATTTCCATAACAGTTAGCCCATACGTCGTAGTCATAGGTGCCTGCTGGAAGGTCAATAGTCTCATCTTTTTCCAAAGATAGTTTAATTGTACCGTCAGAACGCACTTCAGCAGTAATTTGCTTTTTATGCGTAGTACTAAGTTTGATAAAAGCAGACGGGTCAGTTACGGCTACACGGTTATGAGTACGACGACTTTTTACCGAAATAATGCGCTCAAACGGTAAGCCACGGTCTAATGAGTAATTTACTACATGAGGCATGTATTAAGTTTACTCTACAGAGCCATCACTTTTTAGCAAAGCACCAACAAGGTGTACGCCAAGAGAGGCAATTGAAATCCAAATGCCCCACTTTAACGTCTGTCCGCTAAGGGTAATCAGGACCATGCCTGTACCGCCCAATGTCCACGCCAAGGCATGCAGTTCATCAATAAGTTTCTTCACAGGTCTCCTAGAAAATCAGATTTAAAGTATTGATTGACGTCTAGAAACGACTGGTGCAGGTAGTATAAATGATACCGTAGTTGCGGCTACCACGACACGACGAGCACCTACGGAAATTGTTGAATCCGTTGGCACATACTCGTCAAAACCTCCCTCAAAGACGTTAATTTCTTCTTCAAAGGCTTCTTTTACTTCCGTTGGTGCCTCTAATAGTGCTTCAACAATTGCAGCGGCTTCTTCTCCTGAAAGTTCTCCAGTATCAATAGAAGCAAATACTTCACTTGCTTGGTCTCCTGTAATGCTCTCCAGAACAGCGGCGCTTGTAGCAAGTTGGGTGGCTTGGTCGCTAGAAATGTCTGTAGCCAAGATGGTGTCTACAACCTCTTGGACCTGTTCCTCAGTGATACTGTCTGATTCCAGAATGTTTAAAACTTCATCTAATACTTCTGGGGTAATTTCTGTGAGGGTATCTAAGTTCTCTACTACAGCGTCAACAATGGCTTGAACCTGTTCTTCTGTAATATTTTCTGAGTTAAGTGCATCTACAACTTCTGACAACACCTCTGGAGTAAGTTCCTCAATAGTTGTTAGTTCTTCAACAACAGCAGTTATTTCTTCTTCTGCCAATGGCTCTAAATTTGGCTCTAAATTTGGCTCTACCGTTGTGGTTGTAGTTTCTTCTACGGTAGTGTCAGGGTATGTTTCAATTGTCGTTGTTTCTGGTTCAGTCGTTTCTGGCTCTGGCTCAGTTGTCGTTGTTGTTTCTTCAGGAAGCGTCGTTTCTGGCGTGGGTTCCTCTACTATTGTCGTTGTGGTGCCTGTCGGTACTTCAACAGGCGGTTCAGGAACGGGAGGCAATGTAGATGAAGTTGTTGTGGTGGTGCTTGTTGGGATCACCGTTGTCGTGGTACTTGTTTCTGGCACTGTTGTGGAAGTTGAAGAAGTCGTTGTTGTCTGAGGCTCAGTCGTAGATGTTGACGTTTGTGGCGGTAGTGTCGTGGTCGTTATTGATACTGTTGATGTTGTTTGGGGTACGGAAGAAGTAGTTGTAGTTTGAGGTTCAGTTGTAGAAGTCGTTGTAGTTGTCTCTGGTTCAGTTGTTGTTGTTGTTGTTGTTGTTGTTGTTGTTGTTGTTGTACTAGACGTAGTTGTAGTTGAACTAGTAGTTGTTGTGGAAGGTGCATTTGACGGGGCAATGTTTACATCAATGACATAAGAAGTACCGTACCAACGATTGGGGTCACCACAACAAACACCAGTACGCAGGCGGTAAGTCCCAGCAGCCAGATTTATTGAAATATAAGAATCAAGCCCATATTGAGAGTCATCATTTGCAGCGAGTAACTGGTTATTAGAATCGTACAACCACAGCATTGAATCAATTTGGTACTGCCAAGCGTACGTGCGAACTGTAAATAACTGCGGTTCTTCTAAGGTAAAGAAGTAATCTTCAGCACCTGTAGTTGTAAAAGAGTCTGCGCTAACAGAAGAAACACTGACTGGAGCAAGCCAAGCCAAGAGCGCTACAGGGAGGTAAAACCAAAATCCTGGACGTAGTTTAGGCACGGCCCATTATAGCCGTTACCACTTACCTATGGGACAAACTGCTTTAAGCAACTTTGTTTTTGCTGACATCAAACAACCACATTGTTTGCATTGTTTAGTTAACCCAATAAGTTCAGGACATTCCAAGCAAATGTTCATGCGTGACTCTGCTTCTTCTTCTGAAGCACGTTCAACACTTGGGTTTATAACATCCCAAGGTCGTGTGTCACCTAACTTCTTTTTATATTCCTGCCATGCTGATGCCATGTTTATTCCCCTTTTGTAAAAGAATTACCATCATATCTCCAACCCATAGCAACATCCCTTGTCATGTCAGAAGGTATTTCTATGATCTTTGGATCAGATTGAAGAACCGCAATAAGGTGTTCTATCTCATTTGGAACCGTGTGAATCCAAGTTACTTCACCATCGATTACAAATGCAAAGAATGAATGTGGTCTTGAATAAAAGTCTGGAACGGGTGGAAATTCGTTTATTTCTGTCATGTCCTCAGTCTACATATTAACAACCGTTCACACCACCACATATAGTCCCAGGTCCACAAGATAGACCAGAACCCGTGCCTGTAGTAAGGCAGTACCAACCAACACAAGGGTAGGAATACGAACCAGTTGTTATCTTAGTTCCGTTTAAGTTACAGGTACTTGGGCTGTAGTAGTTTGTGCAGAACTCATAGGCTGGGACACCAGATTCGCAACAAATAATTCCACAAGTACCGCAGTTTCCACCAGCAATTTCATTAGGTCCAGAACCTGTATACGTACAACCAGGTATGGCGGTGGCGGAAGATGTTGCAGTTGCTGAGTTGTTAAACCCAGGTTTTGTAGCGTATACGCTTACAGTTGCTGATTGGGAGTTATTTAGTCCAGAAACAGTAATAGTTGCACCACTGCGACTTGCGCTACCAGCAGTTGTACTTACATAGTATGTGGCTGCTGAATCGTAGTTAGTAATGGTGGTAACTATCGAGCCAAGGTCACCACTACTAGACAGCGTTGGTGTTGGTGTACTTTCCGCAGAACCAATTCCAGCGAGTATTTGCATGGTTACACCGCTAGGTTTCCGACAACCACCCAGTTGTTTGCAGCGACTTTAACTGCCGTAGCCATTGCATATTGACCATTTGTCTTAAGTTTTGAACCTTGGGAAACAACACTAGTAGTACCTGGTGTTACAGCAGAAATGGTTACTACTCCAGAACCAAGTTGCAAAATGTTAATTTGGTCACCTACTTGGAAGTTAACAGAAGCATCTGTGGGGATAGTAAAGTTCAATGCAGAACTGCTATTCATAGTCACAAGTTTGTGTGCATCGGTAAGCACGGGTGTGTATGAGACAGTTTGTGCGTTTAACGTAAGACTAGCCAGTTCAGCAGAACCAACGGCACGGTCAGATAGTTTCGCTTGGGTAACAGCATTATCAGCAATCTTTGCTTCTGTTACGTTTGAGTTTAGAATCTTTACTGTGGTAACTGAATCTGAAGCCAACCCAGCAGCAGGGATTTGCTTCCATGAAACACCGTAGGTAGCCGAAGAATCAGCAAGTAAAGCGTAATCATTTGTGCCGATAGGAAGTCGGCTTAACGATGATCCTGAAGTAACAAGCATGTCACCTTTAGTTGTCAGCGTAGATGCGGTGGTATTTTTTGAAAGAAATTCCCAACTATTTGCAGCACGTTTTACAAGTGTTGCTGAAGACCATTGACCATTTAGGTTTAAATAATCATTGAATGCATTTATTGTGACTCCACCTGCTGGGGAAAAAGTAACACCACCAGTTCCTGATTGGATTACTTCAATCACATCTCCTTCATAAAAGGGAACAGATGAATCAGCAGGAACAGTTACAGTAATTGCGCTGGAGTTATTAAACTCAAGCATCTTCCCACGGTCTTCAAGTACGAGTGTGTAGGTAGTGCCAGTTTGGGTGTTAATAGAAAGATTAATTCCTGACAAATTCCTACTTGCGCTTACCTCAGAAAGGCGTGAAATCACGAAATTTCTACTCCAAAGATTGAGAAGGAAAGGTTGGCACTAGATGCGTAAATTGTTACCACATCTGTAGCCGCCAAGGTAAAACCAACGCTCAAAGTAGCGGTATCTTTTGGCAAGATGTTTGCATCGTAAATGATGTAGTGCTGGTTAGCAATTGACGTACCAGCAGGGCGAATAGCCACACGGTAGGTGGCTGCCGAAGTGCCACGGTTGCACACTGACAGCGTTGAAGCCACTACCGATTTACCAGAACCTACGGTGAGAAGGTCTGTATTAGTGGTTGCTGATGGTGCAGATTGGGCAAGAACCTTATATGCTTGGGCCACGGGCGCTCCTTAGAAGTCTGTAATGCCCCTATTTTACCATCAATCTTATAAAAAGTGCTTCAAGATAGCCGTGGTCGCCAGAACTACCCAACAGATGTTGAACCAGATGATGGTTGGCATGGTCTTGATTGTTGAGGTAATAATCAGGGCAAGGCTTGACACAAGCGCAAAAATGTACAACCACCACCATTGTTTACCAAAAATAAGACCTGGAAAGATAATTGAAATCTTGGTCATAAACGCCCAAGCCTCAATAGTGTTTACCTTGTTCCAATAGTCCTTATCACCCCATCGCTTGGTGACTTCTACTATTTCAGATGGTTTTAGCATTTACAATTCCTCCATTTTTACGTATTGTGGATATGGTTTATTCATGGTGCTATTAAAAGCCTCTACAAAGTCTTTGGTTCCTATGACGTTTAGTCCACCATCAACTTGGTATACAAAATTATAGTTGTTTTCTAAAGCAAATAACAAAACCCAACTTAGAACTTTTGAATCTAATTTAGCCCCTACCTCCATTAAAGACAGGTACGGAATACCATTTACTGATGTAAAAAAGGGCATCGCATTTGTTAGTTCTGGTTTCATCCATTCTGGAATACGTGAATCAATTAACCAGCCACATTTAAAGCCTCTACACATGTCTGGTCGCTCTTCATGTATTGTGCAACCTTTACCTGGGCTTACATAATGGCAAGGTCTGCCGTTATAAAACTGGTTTCCATAGACTTCACCAAACATGTACCCTTCACAACATCTTGTGCAAGTACCACATTCTCTTGTTGGTTTCTTTGTAAGTTCTATTTTCACGAACTCTCCACTATGTTGTTTCTTATTTCAGTTAGTATTTGTGAACGTAGTTGTGACCTGTTAAACAACTCGTACTTTTCTGTAAGTTTTGCAAACCGTTTTAACGGGTTTATGTGAATAAGTGAAGTAGCAATGGTGTTCAACCGTTTTGTTACTTGGTATCTGTGGAGCCTAATACGCTTATCCGTGTGGAATTGAACATACAAAATTGGCTCATTTGCAGCAACATGCAGTTCATTTACCCCATCCCATAGGTTAAATTCTGCGTTCATTGGCCTATACCATTTACCAATATCAAACTCTCCAGGAACAAGCATTCCATATTTATTGCTTTGCACATTGTGAAAGTATGGAGAAGTCATTGAAGCGGTAAGACTCTCGCTTGAAAAGAAAAGAAGCGAATAATCGTAATTTACTAGCAAGTTATTATCTAGCGTTGGCTCGTGGAGAAGGTGTCCGATTCTTTGGAGTCTCTCAGGTTCTGCATATATGGTATTCCCATTTTCAAATGTAACGTGGGTATCAACTATGTTTTCAAACACAAAAGTGTTCTTCATTTTGTTTGCTACTGCTGGACAATTAAAAAACACATCTGGCCTTCTTTGAGGTGTGTACTTCTTCATACAATCCTCGTGTAAAGAAAGAGGAGATGGAAAAAGATGATTTAAGTCGTAGGTTATTGCAGCATTCCAATATGGTGACCAATAAACGTCTATATATTCGTTGTTTTTCTTCATGGTCAAACCATATCAACAATTTTTGCTATTTCCTCTTCAGACATCTGTGTTGGAGTAACTACGTTTTCACCACGCCTGTAGCAGTGTATAAACGTACTAATAATCCACTTATCACCAGAAACAGGTACGCACCCAGAATGGGGATGTGTCCACGTTGATGGAAATAGCGCAATCCTTCCCTTTACAGCATCAACTGTTATGCCATGCTCTAAAAATGCTGTTCCACCACCACGAGAAACATCGTTTAAATAAATGATTACTGCTATAACCCGTCTGTTAAACGGGTCTTGGTCCCACGGCGCTCCATCATGGTGTCTTCTGTAATGTCCACCATTTTTTGGGTAATGTTGAAGCCTAAACCCACTATCGTAAAGACCTTCAGAATGATGTAGTTCTGGGTACGCTTCTATGTAAAGAGACATTGCTGACTGTAACCCATCTCGTATTGATGCATAAGTTGAATCAAAAACGCTGGAACCAACTCCTGCTTCTCTGCACGACTCTGGAGAAAAGTTAAAGTCCATAGAAGACTTTATAGATGTGTTCACTCCACTAATCGTTGGACCAGGTGCAAACAGTTTTCCGTAATTTAATCTGCATTCTTCTAAAAGAGCATCGCAATCTTCGCTAGGGATTAAGTTGTCAGCATAAGCAATATGCTGAGATTTGTGACCAGCGAAACTAATCATATGCGGTTATGTCTCCCATTTCTCCGTTGCTCACACCAAAGTGTACTTTGGCTAACTGCCCGTTTTCGTCATGAACAGATACAGCATAGTAACCGATGAGGTCTATGTAAATAGGCACGGAGATGTGGTGGATATCATTCATAAAGATTTCCATTTTTACTGTTTTTGTTATCATTGAGTTTTCTGTAGAAAGAAAAAACTCTAAAGACGAACAGTCAATGTAGTCGTTAAAATACTCCAACACAATTGATTTGAGGGGCATTATTACACTTGGAAATGGACCAAAACCATTGTGTATAGGTATTTGTATAACGCTAATTTGTGTCCTATCAAAATCAAGATTCTTTGTTCTATCTGAGTCGCCAACCTGGATTGGCAATCTCCACTCCTCGGCAATCTTCACAGCGTCATTTATGAACTCTTCAGATTGACAAAATACAACTCTATCCATTGTTTTCACCTAGTTTTTTATCTAGTTTTGACTGCTCATGTTTGTAACCACCTTCCCAATTTGTGCTTCTGTGTACAGAGTTAAAGCCCAAACCGTCAAGTATCTTGTGTAAACTTTCGTCACCTTTTATTAATTCAGAATTCTTTATCCCGTCAGAACGCTTAAAAGGTATTGCGTGGAGCATCGGAGTACCTTCTTTTATGGAGAACTCTGATGCTGTTGTTATGTTCATAACGACATTACAGTGATGATAGTAGTCGGTGTTAACCACACCAGACATAACATGGTAGTTACCATTAGGCTCCCATTGTGGGTGAACAAACAGAGTTGAATATCCTGGAGCAGTTTTAAACAACCAAGGGTTAGTCAACTTTAAATATGAAGAATTTGTCCTTGATTTAACTGAAGCAACTGGGCAACTACCAGCCTGTGCCGCAGGAAACTGGTTACCAAGCAAGGTTTCTCTGGAAAAGTACTCACGCAATTTATGTTCATCAAGAGTTTCTAGTTCATAGGTGCTTGAGTTGATTATGTCGTACCTAGCATCCCAACCCTCATCCATCTTGCTGATTGGTAAACGGATGTCAAGTTTTGCCCAAAGTGGGACTATATAACCAACTTTCATGTAGTCACCTAGTCCGTAGCACCGCTTTAGACCACTTACCCCACCAGTGGCTTCCTTATACCACTCAGGTTGTTTTTCTCTACTTTTGTATACGGCTACGTTTGGATGCCAAAGAGTATTTGAAACTGGTATTGC